TTTTTAGTTTAAAGTTAACTAAAGAAGGACTGGACAACTTATTCTACAATGAAGAAATTATGCCTCTTTATAAAGAAGTCACAATCAATATGAAACGTAATGGTTTTCCTATTGATACCGCTTATTATGAGAACCTGAAATCTCAAATTTCAGGAGAAATTAAGCAAGTAGAAGACGATATTATGAAGTCTATTAAGACTGAAATTAATGGATTTGAAACAGAATTACTTAACGATGAATTTCCAATTAAAAATGCTGGTAATTTTCCTAAAGCTTTAGCAGAAGTTTTAGGTATCCCTCTTCCAGTAAATAAAGAGGGCAAAACTACGTTAGCTAAAAAAGCGGTAGATAAACAAAAAGAAGCCACTCCAGTCTTTGCAACCTTTTACGATTGGGTATCTGGAGCTGAGAAAGACATAACAAAGGCAATCCCTTCGGCAGCAGCTAAAATACTTTTTACAAAAGCTGCTGGTAATTCCGCTAATAATCCTATTAGAGCAGCACAAGAGAAACTCTTTTTTGAAAAATACGAAGATAAACGTCACATCTTTAATTTAAAAAGTAATGACCATTTAATTGAACTAATTTGTAAAACCTGGGGTTATGTTACTCCTGAAAAAACGGAAACTGGAAAGCCTCAAATTGATGATGAATTTTTAGAATCATTAAAATCTAGATTAGTAATAGAAAAACTTCTAGACTTTAAAAAATTAAACAAACTGCTGTCTACTTATGTAGAAGGAATTTTAGAACGTCAGATTGACGGCGTAATTTACACTTCAATGTTGCAGTTTGGAACAACTTCTGGACGATTTAGTAGTAGAAATCCTAATCTTCAAAATCAACCAAGAATTAAAGATGAAGATTCAGGATTATCCCCCTTAGTCCTAAAGTACGTTAATGCAATCCGTAAAGGATTCGTCGCACCTAAAGGGTATAAGGTTGTCAATGCGGACTACGCTTCTCTGGAGCCAGTGTGTTTTGCTCATGTGAGCGGCGACGAAAAGCTGAAAGACGTGTTCCGTAACGGAGAGGACTTATACTCTCGTGTAGCCATTGAAACGTTTAATTTGACTGGAGTTAGTGCAAAGAAATCTGATGCTAATTATCTAAAAAATATTATGCCTGAAAAACGTCAAGTAGCAAAAGTTATTGCTCTGGCTATACCTTATGGAGCGGAAGCATCACGAATCTCGGATGAATTGGGCATATCGTTTAAAGAAGCCAATGATGTTATTGACAACTACCTTAATGGATTTCCCTATCTTCGTAAATATATGAACAGGTGCAACTACACTGCAAAAACTACTGGTCAAGTTAGTACAGAGTTTGGACGTATTAGACACTTAAGAGAGGCTAGAAGTATATACAGTCTTTACGGAGATAGCATTCTTGAATATAAATGGGCAAAAAAACAAGGCGTAGAAGATATTAGACGTAAATTTAAAAATGTCCTTAACAACTCTAAAAACTTTCCTATTCAAGGTTTGGCGGCCCACATAGTTAATAGAGCTATGATTGCTTTGTCTAGATTATTCAAACAACACAACATTGATGGCTGGATTGGACTTCAGGTACACGATGAAATTACTGCAATAGTTAAAGAAGAACATTCCGCTTTGGCCGCGAAGTTGATGAAAGAGTGTATGGAAAATACAACAAAAATAAGTATTCCTTTAGTGGCTGAACCTATTATTGCAGACAATTGGGGAGAAGCTAAATAATGCGGAATCCTTTAGCGATTAGATTAATTATACAAATTTTTATAATTTTTTCTTCTATTACTCTTGGAACTGCTAATTATGTAATTTCAAAAAAACCTACATTCTTTACGGATGGGTACATTTACAAAATTGACACGCCCAACTATGGAAACGACGTAACTATTGAATTTTTAAGAGAATTTAACAATATGTCAGCTACAGGTAGGGCCGTATCCTTTAGACCAACTTCTACTCATTCTATTGTCTTACCTCAAAAAGCTATAACGATTAAAGAAGTCTCTAAAATCGTAGGACAAGATAATGTTGCAGGATTAGCCTTGTCTTTGTGGAATACTTGTGATATATCTATAAGAAGTGGAGAAGATTACGAGACTTACAGACAAATCTTGATACACGAATATTTACACTGTTTAGGCTTCAATCATGTAAATAATGTGCGAGACGTGATGAACCCTGAAGTGGGGTTTCCTACTGAAGAGAGTTTCCAAGCTTATGCAAAGGAAATAGAGGACCGGAGAAATGGACGATTTTAAAGAGTTAGAATACAAGTATGATGCTAATGATATTAGCTTATCCAGTTTTTTAGATTGTATTTCTAAGATGTCTCCAGTAAAGCGTGTGGACGTGTCTAGTTGGGATTATTATTACACTCCTACAGATTTGACCATAAAAGACGAGTTTATCCGGTTTCGACAAGCCGACAGTCCAGAATTAACAATAAAAAGAAAAACGAAGAATTCTAACAATTGGGAACGTGTAGAAGTTGATTTACCTTTAGATTCACAGCGTTTAAGTAAAACTAGTGTAGACGCTTTTACGTCCCTTTTAAATTACCAAGAAAACACAAAAATCTACAAGACTTGTTTTATCTACTGGTTTGAAAACGTTAATGTGGTGTATTATATCGTTTACGACAAAGATATGAAAGAACGCTCTAGGTTTATAGAGATTGAAGTAAATAAAGAGAAAGTAAAAGATTTAGCCGACCCGTTTGTCCAGCTTAAAGAGCTTGAAACAAAACTAGGAGAACTCGGTATCAAATCAAATAACCGACTAAAAAGGTCTTTATTTGAGATTTTTGTAAAAGGTTAAAATGGATTGGCGAGTTAGAGATAAACTGATTGAAGCGATGTTCAAAAATGAACCTCTATACATAAGAGATACTGGCGTCAAAGTATCTATAGACTATTTTGGAACAGACGAACACCCTTCATTTACTCGAGCATCAGATGAAAAAAGAATGCCTAGAGTAAAAATAGTGTTTGACTCAGCTCCGAATATGAAAGCATTAAAAATGTGCAAAAAATACCATATTAAAAAAAATAGCCATTCTAAAATAATGGAATTAGATGCGGAGATAGACTTAGACAAACTTAGTCTGTACCCTTTTGAGTCGGACGGAGCCAAAGTTTTATATGGCAAAGAAGCAAAAAAAATCAAGTAAAATAATGTATTGCTGCGGTATTGATTGGTCAGAGGAGATTGGTGAAGCACCGGACCTAGAAGGCAAAATACCACTTTATTCCTCTATTGAGGAGCTAAAAAGTCGTCGCACCTGCTGGGAAGAGTGTGGTATTGTGGAAGTAGAATTAACTAAAATTAAATACGTTGTTCCACAAAATTTATTCAAAGTGAAAAAAGAAGATATAGTTTGACAATTGGCACGAAAGTTGCTATATTCAATTAATTGGAGGTTATTTATGCGTAGATTTGAGAAGTTCTTTAAGCAGATTGCAGAATTACGTTCTGTCGCTAGAGGAAGTAAAACTAAACAAATTAAGAAACTTATTGGGGATTCAACTAGTAATAACAGGACCCTAACGGTACGACAGGCCATTAGATATTTAGACATAGTAGGCTTGGATTCTTTAGCCACTCAAATAGATTCAGTCAGACCTCTAATTGAACATGAAATTGTCATCGCTCGCTCCAATAGAACAGATGCAATAGATTTATCAGAATTTGTAAATACCTATAGAAACGTAGTAATGAATGGAAAGAAGCTACGAACTAAGGTAGGCGCTGCCCTACGAAAGGGGTAATATGGCCAAAAAGAAATACGATTTAAAGTCTTATAAAAAAACAATTCAAATGGCAGACACGCCTTTGAAGAATCAAGAATTTATTAAATTAGACGATTGCTTGCATTCTGTATTAGGTATGCAAGGAATTCCTCTTAGCCACATAACTCAAGTCTACGGACTATCAGATACAGGTAAAACTTCGTTATTGTTTCATGCTGCGGCGCAAGCTCAAAAGCAAGGTATTCTGCCAGTAATTATTATCACAGAGGGTAAAGTAGACTGGGCTCGAGCTAGACAAATGGGACTAGATTACACAGGCGACATGGCAGAAGAGGACCGTAAGGAAGATTTTGCTATTGTAAACGAAGGTTGTGACTTTCTTGAAGATGCTTTCGCATTTATTGATAAGATTACTTCAGACGTTGCTATGGGAGAGTTACCCGAAAATATTATGATTTTTTGGGACTCTGTCGGTAACACTCTCAGTCGTGAAGAAGTTCAAATTGAGGAAGATGGCACTTGGACTAAAAAATCTACAATGATGAAAGCGGCCAAAGTAATTACAGAACGTATGAGAGTTTTATCTAAGAAAATTAATGATACTAGAAAAATATCTCATCCCAAATCTGTAGGTTTGATGATTCTCAATCAAGCATATAAAGAGCCACCAGCGTTCCCAGGCGGCCCATCAAAGCTAGTACCTTACGGCGGTAATGCAATTTGGTTTAGAAGCAGTTTAGTAATTAAGACTCAAAAGGTAAAAAAACTGACAGCTAAAAAAGATGGTGCTGAATTAGGATTTGGTATCGTGTCTAAAATTACAGTGGACAAGAACCACCTAACAAATACTGCCCACAGTGGAGAGTTTATTGTGACTGCCGACCAGATTATCCCTAATGATAAAACTGCAATAGAATATTATAAAGAAACTCATAAAGCATCTTGGGGCGCAGATTTAGAAATTCAAGAAGGTAAAGATGATTAAATTTAAGAACCTTGTATGTAATATTCCTATTTATATGGGAGTTATTCTAAGACATATATCTAATGCTACAATTGTGTTAGGGTTACGCTTACATATCACTCTCAAGACTGATGCCGGTAAAAACTTAAAAAAGTATCAAGACGAACTTAAACTAGTAGCAAATGAGTTACAAAAATCTACAGGAAATACTAAAACAGTATCACAAATCAAGACTGTGGACAGAAGTAGTAAGTTAGCGGATATTATCAAAGGTAGTAACAATGGTTCCAGTAACAATTGAAGTTAAACGTTTGACGGCTCACGCAGAGCTGCCCGAGTACTCCAGAGAAGGGGACGCAGCACTAGATTTAGTTGCAACGGATGTTCGTCACGATAGAGAATTTGATTATGTGGAATACGGTACTGGCATTGCTGTAAAAATTCCAGAAGGTTATGTGGGTTTGTTGTTTCCTCGTTCTAGTATATCTAAAACTCCTCACACATTATGTAACTCTGTTGGGGTTATAGATTCAAACTATACTGGAGAAATTAAACTCAGATTCCGAACGGAAGAAAACAGAGAGTACTTAGAATATTCTGTAGGGGACCGAATTGGTCAATTGTTAATTATGCCCTATCCGACCATACAACTTAAAGAGGTCGAAGACTTACAAAAAACTAATAGAGGGTCACAAGGTTTTGGGAGTAGTGGAAATTAGGACTACGTAAAATACAACTAATTATATCGGAGTACCTACTTGAAACATAAAACTTCAAACAGAAAAGTGCCTGAAGAACGTTTTAAAGATAAGCAAGAAGATTTACGAGCAGACAATAGAAAGCTAAGAAAACAAGTATCCCAGCTTCAAAAAGAATTGGTGAGACTTAAGAATAGAGACGAAGGACTACAAGATTTGATTCAAGAATTTGGACAACTAGAAGAACAACTAGAGACTCAAGAATCTAAACCAAAGATTATTTGTCCTCACTGCTCTAGTAGAAATGTTAAGCTTCTGGATTTAAGGTACGAACGTTCTCATTTTAATTGCGTTGAGTGCGGCAAAACGGGACCAGTAAAATGAATAAACTATTAAATTGGTTTTATACAACTTGGCTTGGCAACGTATACTTTGATTTGTTGTTATGGTTAGACCGCAGAAAAGACCGCAAACAACTACAGTATATGACTCCAAAAGAGATAGCTCAAGTAGTGCGCCAATATAGTATGCTCGGCGAAGGCGTAAAAGAAATTAAATCCAAAGTAAATGTCTTAGTCGGCAGTAAAACAAAAGAAGAGTATGATAAAACTTTAAAAGAGCTTGACAACTTAGTATGCCTAGCTCAACGAGAAGAGAGTAGTCCTCAAGCTCAATATACAAATATTTTAAAATCTGGTATGGATTTTTCAAATTCTGATATTAAGAATCAAACGGACAGGGCTAAGATGGTTGAAAAAAGAATTGGCGATATGTACGAGCTTCAAGCTGATAAACAACGTCGCAGCGTTATAAGACAAATACGTCAAGCTCATAAACAAGGTAATACAGAGTTAGCTATAAAACTACAAAAAGAATGGGATAGTAAATATGGTCGTAGATAAAGATTTAGAAGAATTACAAGAAGATATAGGTCAGAAAGTAGAGTCTTTTAATATTCTATTTTTAGACCTTAGTGCGTCTTGTACTGGGTACAGTTTAGTTACCGTAAACTTTGCTCAAAAGAAAGCGACATTCACTAATGCTGGGGTTATTTGGTTTAATGATGATTGGAGTAATCAAGAAAAGTATCATTACTTGTTTGCTGCTATCACCAATTACTTTAATATTGTGGGCCAAGTTGACTATTGTGTAGCTGAAGCTTATATGATTAATCAAAACAAAATGATGGGAAGCCATGTCGGACCCGAATTACATGGTGTTTTGCAGGTGTCTCTTGCTGAGATTGGAGTAAAATATAAAACCATTTTGCCTCAAACTTGGCGGTCGTTACTTGGGATTAAACCTACAGTAACTTTAGATAAGAATGGCAAAAAGAAGAGGGATTATAAACTCCCTACTAAAACGGAGGTCACTAAAGTATGTAACACAATTCCTGCTCAAATCGTGTCTAATATAACGGGCAATACTAGAGCTACGCCCTCAGATTTGTATGACGCATTAGCAATATCAATGGGATTTCTTCAAAAGATAGGGATTAAAAATAGAGATTTTTCTTCCTTAGAAATTCAAGGCCCCATTAATATCGTATAGGAGATGTATGGATAAACTTAAAGAACTGTTAAATTCTTTGAAGGAAAAAGGTTTAGATATTACGCCCATCACTTTGAGGGATATAAAATCTAAAGAACCTTCAATCACATTTACTTTTTTAGTTGTATCTGGGATTGTAGCTTTACTAGCCTTATTTGATAAGAGCAATGTGAGCCTCAATTTAGGATTAAATTTTGATAATTCCAAAGAACTACTGACTGTATTTGCAGCTTTGTACTTTGGTAGAAAAGTGACGGCAGGTAAAACTACCGTAGAAAAACAAGGAGAATAGATGAAGAAGATTTTAGTATTGATGAGCACACTACTTCTAGGTTTAAGTAGCTTTGCAGCTACTCCACCGAAAACGACAGTAGGAGTAAAAAATGGAATTGTCCTAACTAAGGATAATACAATTGTTATGGATGATTACTTCTCAGGAGAGAAGGTCGCACAAGTAACTCAAAAAGCAAAAGATTTAGATGCCAAATTACAGTCTAATGAACCTTTATATCTGGTTCTTGATTCTGGCGGAGGGTCTACTGAAGCTGGTATCGAGTTAATTGAAAACCTTAACAATCTCAATCGACCAGTAAAAACTGTAACGCTGTTCGCCGCATCTATGGGATTCCAAACTGTAGAAGGTTTACGAGGTGAACGTCTAATTACTGAAAACGGCACTTTAATGAGCCACAAAGCGCGAGGTGGATTTTATGGAGAGTTTCCAGGACAACTCGATTCTAGATATAATCACTATCTCCGCAGAGTTCAACGATTAGACGCCCAAGTCGTCAAACGTACAAACGGAAAACATACAGCAAAAAGCTACGCAGCATTGATTGAAAACGAACACTGGTGCGATGGTGCTGACTGTATTGCTCAAGGTTTTGCAGACCGAGTAGTTAAGCCTTCTTGTGACCAAAGCTTAAAAGGTACACATAACGCACTATACGACCGTTTCATCTACATGGGCCACGTAGTAGAGATTGTTGACGTTATGTCAAACTGTCCACTAATTACAGAAGCTCTCAGTTGGAATGTATATATTGATGGAGAACCCTTGTTTGCTTCTGACACAGACTCCTTAGTGAATTCAACAAAAGTAAGTACTGACATCAATCAATCCGGCTATTCTCGATTTAATCGTACAGTCTTAGATTCTGTAGGTCTTGAAGCTGCGGAAAATATCAAAAAATTGGTGACTAAGAAACTTGATGCTCGTGAAGGTTCTGCTGACCGTAACGTAAAGAAGTACTAATATGAAAAAGCTATTGTGTTTAGTGTTAGCAATTATGATTCCTTTTCAGACTTTTGCTGAATGTCCTAAACCAGTAACTTTATTAGAACAGGGAGCTTCGGCTCCTTGTTCCGGTTTCTTATTCTCAAAAGAGAAAGAGAAAGAAATTAGGCTAATGAATGAGGACTATTCGTTTCTTAAACAAGAGTTACAAATTAAAAACAAAAAAATAGACATTCTATTATATGATAGAACTCTATCAGACAACATCATAGAAAAAGAACGCAGTAAATCAGAACTATGGCGCATTACTGCTGAAAAGTCTACACTAGAACTAGTTAAAGTTAATGAGGGTCAAGGCAATAGAGACCTATTAATGGCGTTGCTAGGAGTGGTAGTTACTGTGGGTGCTGGCTGGGCCGTAGGACAGGTTAAATGATGGAATATTTTATTGGTCCGTTAGTATGTCTTTGTATAGTTCTAGCAATAGAGTTATATAGAACAAAGAAAGCTAGTAAAAATATACTGAGCACTTCCGTACAAAACGAGACCCTAAAACAAGAATTAAAAACTCAACAAACTCAACTGTTACAAGTCCAAGAAGATTTGGGACAAGAACGAGAAAAGAATAGAACTCTTTTGTCTCAGAAGAAGAGTAGTGAAACTCGACTCGGACAAATCAGCGAACATCTCGTACCCTTTCTTGAGAATTGTACACATGAACCTAAAAATATGCACTTTATGGGAAACCCTATAGATTATTGTATTTTTGACTTTGACCAAGGAGCCATAACATTTCTTGAAGTTAAATCTGGAAATAGTAAACCTACAAAGCGTCAAAAGATTGTAAAAAATATAATTAAAGCAGGTAGAGTTTTTTATGAAGAAATCCGTATCAATGAAAAAGGCGTAAAGAACCGAGTAATCGGTCTAGATGGAAAGTTGTTGCAAACAGTTAAAGATTCAGGTATTATGTCTGGATTAAGTGGGGACGACGATGGAGAAGATTAAACAAGGACTTTCTAGTATTTGGGGTTATATTGTATTAGTAGTCGGCGCTAGCATTGCTATACTATTATATGTTTTGAACCTTAAAAATAAAGAACTGGACGCAGCTAAAGCAAAAATTGCCTTAGTCAATACGCAGAAAGAAGCTGATGCTTTGGAAGCCAGTATTAAACAAGATATGGCTCAAAGAGACTTGAATCAAAAGGATTTACAGAGTCTTCAAAAAGCCCTTGACATTTTAGAAGAAAAACGCCAGAGTATTTTAAAAGAAGGGAATCTTACAGATTCTCAAGTAGAAGACTACTGGAATAAAAAATGAAATTAGAAGTTTACGCAGCTAGAATATTTGAAGAATACGTGAAACAACAAGGGATAGATGGTCACTGGGACTATCTATCTTCTACTCGTAAACTTAATTGGATTAAAGAGGCAAACTTTTTGATGAGAAGTTCAATACAAGAGTTAAGCAAGTGTTTTAAACCTCTTCCTAAAAGTAATCCACAAGCTTCTTACGAAGCTGGGTATCAACATGGTATGGCAACTGAGCGCAATTCTCTACTAAGTTATGTAGAATACCTTTCTCAAGATTTAGAACAGCAATATAGACAATTAGAAGATAAATACAAAAATTAAACAATGAGGTTTTAATGCAAAAAATAGAGACTCCTTGGGGTCCTGTTGGTTATATTACTTTTAAACGTACTTATGCTCGTAGATTCAAAGACGATAGCTTAAATTCTGAAACAGAAGAATTTTCTGATACGGTGGATAGAGTAGTCAAAGCTTGCAAAAATCAACTCAACGTTGGGTTTACTTCTTCTGAAGAAGCTCGTCTTAAAGAAATTATGCTAGGATTAAAAGGTATTGTTGCTGGCCGTTTTTTGTGGCAATTAGGAACAAAGACTGTAGATAAGTTAGGCTTGTTGTCTTTACAAAATTGCGCCTTTACTTTAGTAAACGAGCCTATCCGACCTTTCACTTGGACAATGGACGCTCTCATGCTCGGCAGCGGTGTTGGCTTTAATATTCAACGTGAATATGTGTACGAGCTTCCAAAACCAAAAAAAGTTAAAATCATTCGACAAGAAACCAATGATGCCGAGTTTATCGTTCCTGACAGCCGAGAAGGTTGGGTAGAATTACTACGTAAAGTATTAGAAGCTCATTTTATTACTGGCAAAAGTTTTACGTATTCTACTGTTTGTATTCGTGGTAAAGGCGCTCCGATTAAAAGCTTTGGTGGTCTCGCTTCAGGACCAGAAGACTTGTGTTGGGGAATGACAGAAATCAGTAAAATTTTAAATGATAGAGCAAACAAAAAATTAAGACCTATTGATTGCTTAGACATTATGAATATTATAGGTATGATTGTAGTAGCAGGAAATGTTCGACGTTCAGCACAAATTGCTATAGGAGATATGGATGACTTACAATACTTAAATGCCAAACGTTGGGATATTGGAAATATTCCAAATTGGAGAGCCATGTCTAACAATTCAGTTGTATGTAATGATATTACTCAATTACCAGAACAGTTTTGGCAAGGCTATTTGGGCAATGGCGAACCTTATGGTTTAATTAATCTTGGACTAGCTAGAAAAATAGGAAGAGTGGGCGAAACTCAATACCCAGATATGGAAGTTGGAGGATTTAATCCTTGCGCAGAACAGAGTTTAGCTGACAAAGAGACATGCTGTTTAGCTGAGATATACTTACCGAATATTGATTCTTTGGACGAATTTAAAGAAGTTGCCACTTATTTATACCGAATAAATAAACACTCTTTAGCTCTAAACTGTCACCTGCCTGAAACTGAGGCAATTGTTCATAAGAATATGAGGATGGGAATAGGAGTTACTGGTTATCTTCAAGCTACTGACGAGCAACGTTCTTGGTTAGATTCTACCTATGTCTATCTTAGAGAGTATGATAAAAAATATAGCGCGGAACATAATTTTAATACTAGCATTAAATTGACCACTGTAAAACCTAGTGGCACTCTGTCCTTGTTAGCCGGAGTTACGCCAGGCTGTCATCCAGGCTACGCTACTCATCATATCAGACGTATAAGAATGGCTTCAAATATTCCTCTAGTAGAAGTGTGTAAAGCTCACGGATATCCAGTTGAATACCAAAAAAAATTTGACGGCTCACTGGATGCCAGTACAGTCATAGTTTCTTTTCCTTGTAAATTTCCAGACCACACAAAAGTGGCAAAAGATATGACAGCCGTTGACCAATTAGAAGTAATTAAAAGTTTGCAAACGAACTGGTCCGATAATGCTGTATCTTGTACAATATATTACAAAAAAGAAGAACTACCTCTTATAAAACAATGGTTATTAGACAATTACAATACAAATGTCAAATCTGTATCCTTTTTGTTGCACAGCGACCACGGGTTTATTCAAGCTCCCCTAGAAGAGATTACTAAAGAGGTTTATGAAGATTTACTCTCTAAAACCAAACCCATTACAGGAATAGAAACTATAGACGAGCAGTCCATATTAGATTCTTTTGAGTGTGAAGGCGGAGTCTGTCCAATAAAATAATTATTGACAAATAAAGCTAATTGAGGCACTATGTAGAACATGGTGCCTTTTTTATTTGTACTAATGCTTCTGGCAGGATGTACGCCTAAACCTATACCAAGTAATCCTACGTTTCAAGACGTAAAGCCTATATTACAGATGAGATGTATGTCTTGTCACAACGATAGCATACGTCCTCATGGACACAGCACCAACTGGCTTAATGAGACAGTTTTCAAAGAAAGACTTGACATTATTAAAGAGCGTGTTATTATTAAGCGAAACATGCCTGTAGGTAGCGTATTACCTAAGCAGGAATATGAAACTATTAAAAACTACTTAGAAGGAATGCAGTGAAAAAAGCTAAATCTTCACAAATTAATTGGCCAAGATATTTTTTAGCAGTACTAATATCAGGCTGTTTGTGGTGGTCGGGGTTTTTAGTATTCAAGCATCTCAATACACCAAAAGAAGATGAATGCTACTCGCACAATATTAATGCGGTCTATGCCAGAGTTTCTATCGTAGATGATTATGATGTTATATATTATATAGCAGATTTAGATGATATGAAAAACGAACTAAAACGTAGAAATGTCAAAAGTTTCAATGATTTATACACGCTGGACAAAAGTTGCAAAAGTTACTGGTTAGCAAGAACTTTAGTAGGGCATAGTGAATCTATTAAATCCTTATACGACAAAACTGACGAATTACAAAATAGAGGTAAATAATGAAAATTATAGCTATATCAGGTTGGAAACGTAGCGGCAAGGATACCGCAGCTAATCTGCTCATCTCTAATGGCTACGAAAGAGTTGCTTTTGCTGATGTACTTAAAGATATGGTAGCTCAAGAATACAACATTCCTAGAGAACATTGTGATGACCCTAATTTTAAAGAAGCACCAATCTTACATCTTCCAGTCACTCCAAAAGATGACTTCAGTTTAATGCTTTGTAATTTCATGTATAGAGAGTTTAGAAGCTCAGATGGTCACATGGCCATGGAACCTTACGTTGATGATTCTGGAGCGTTTCTGGGCGTTATGGGACGTAATGTGGCGCAACTCTATTGGACCCCCAGGGCTCTGTGTATTCTTAAGGGTAGCGTCAATAGGGCGGTTACAAGTACCTTTTGGACAGAACGAGCTATTAGTCAAATTAGAACTAAAGCCGCTAAGAATTTTAACGAAGGTATTACTAACGGAGGCTTTGTTATTTCTGATTTGAGGTATCAATCTGAAATTGACCAACTTAAAGCCGCGTTTGGCAAGAACCTAGTTACTGTTAGAGTAGAACGATTTGAGACTAGTGCTTCCACAGACCCTAGCGAAAGAGACCTCGACAAAGCTAAGTTTGATGTGATATTAGATAATAAAGGAACAATTCAAGACTTTGAATTAAAAGTTAAGGAGCTATTAAATGGAAATTAATTTACGTAAAGCAAGAAAATTAGAAGGAAAAATTCCTGCTGCGATTGTTAAAGAGTCTGGCACAGAATTACTAGAAGTACTTGCTAGTACTCCGCCTGAAATGGCGTTGAGTGACCTTGCCCAAGCTCGGCTCCGGCTACAAGAACAATTGTCCAACAATATCCAACTTGTAGAGGCTCGATTTTCTATTCGACGTAAAATTGAGCAGACCAATGAATCAGTAGGTATCAATAATCTAGTAAACGCTAGAGAAGTGTTAAACACTAAAATTGCGTACTTAAACCTTTTGCAAGGCTTGCAGGTCTGTAGTGACAGAGAGCTACTGGACAAACTTGAACATAAACGTAAAGTTTTAGATAAAGGTGAAAGTAGTTACCATTCTGACGGCGTAACTATCACTTCAGGTATTATCTCTAAAACTGAAAAAGAAGCTTTACTAAGTCAGATTGATGTGTTAAAAAAGCAATTAGAAGATATTGAAGAAGAGTTAGTACAAAAGAATGTTGGCGTAAAGATTACTCTTTCCGCTAATGAGGTAACTTTATTGCAATCTAATGGATTGCTTTAGGTTTCCCTAAGAAGTGGGCAGCTTATACTGGATGTTGACGGAGAAGCTCTTGCGTTGGTAGTCGATTTAAAGCCTTCGGGCCTTGTTAGCTTGTCACCAACTTAGCTGTTTTGTTCCTATTTATCTGTCATATCAAAAGAGTGTTTTTTGATATTTGTATTTTGTTTGCCCAATCTTCTTTAAAATTAACCAGGAGTTACTATGAAAAAGTTGACCGCAAAACGAGCTAGAAGATTGTCCTTACTTAAAGCTAACCCTAAAACTATGACAGAAGTTATAGCTTTTTTAGTGTCTGAAGCTAAGAACGGACACAATAACACTTTTATTGACGGTAAAGAAGAAGTACTTGAGTTTATTGCAAACGAATTAAATAGTCGAGGCTTTAAAGCAGGACTTGAACGTTACACCCAAACACCCTTCTTAAGTGTATATTGGTAGGAGATATATGAAGTTTTCAGAATTGACATTTACAACAAAGTTTAAATTGTTAGCAGGTAATATACTCCTTATTGGAGGTTTGGTAATGTTAGCTACTTCACCTGAAATTATTCAAGGTTTAACTATGTTAGTTGCAGGAAATCTGTTTCACTTGGATGGACGTATTTCACGATTGGAAGAAATTGAAAGTAAATTTAATCGTCTCACACCAAAAAACTAATACACAGGAGTTATTATGTTTAGATATGCAGATACTAATAAATTGTCTCAACCAGGCGAAGGTCAGGTAAAAATTGTCACTAAAGTCAGAAAGGTAACTTATATCAATAAGCATCCTGAAGATGATAAGGTCCGAGTCACTACAGAGGGATTTGAAATTGTGGAAGAACTGGCTGTCAGTCCTAAAGGGGCAAAATTAGCTGGACCACCTAGAGTCGTAGGCTCTAAAGTGGTAGATAGGACGGCCCGATGAAACTAATTATTGCAGGCGGAAGAGATATTAAAGTTACCGCAGGATTTATTGAAGAGTTGATTAGGCTTCAGGGATTGAGCCCTAAAGAGATTGTTAGCGGTGGGGCCAGAGGTATTGACCAGTGTGGTGAAATCTTTGTGGAGCAATGGAACCAACTTCACAAAACTCCAGGAACAATTCCTAGCAGTTATGTTGGTCGAGAACTCGGTCTTAAGATTTTTGAAGCTGATTGGGAAGAACATGGCAAAGCTGCCGGTCCTATTCGTAATCAACAAATGGCACAATACGCTGACGCTTTGCTTTTGATTTGGGATGGCGAGAGTCGAGGCTCTGCTAATATGAAGCAGCAGATGGAAGAAGCTGGGAAACCAGTTTTTGAGATGATACTAAAAAATAATGGTAAACTTACAAGTCTAATTAGTGTGACGTAACTTAGAGGTTTAGTTTGGTAAAGATAGAACACTTCTATTTAAAACGTATAGAAGATGAGTCTGGAGTATCAGGTACAGGCATAGTGGCTAGAGGAGTTGTACTACCTTCTGGTCACTGTGTATTAGAGTGGCTAACTTTCACTTCAAGTATTGCTATTTATAAAAGTATAAACGATGTCAGTGAAATTCATAGTCATGGTGGTAAGACGCTTATTGTAATGGGAGACCCGCCTAAACCAAAAGGTCGAAAGAAAAATGTCAAGACTTGAAGCTAATAAAAAACTAGTAAAACTTTTATCGGACTTAGTAGACAGCAACCCTGACCAACGGTTTAGTCAAATACTTCGCAATTACGGTTTTATTAAAGAAGATAGACCAGCTAGACCTGAAATGTGTATATCTATTCAAAATGAATTTTACGTTGAGTCAGACAAGATTCTTGAAAGGGTAGAAGAACGTGTTAAAGATATTAAAGGACAATCATCCGATACTACGTCAAGTAGCTAGTCCTGTAGAAGAAATTACAGATGAGCTTAAACAGCTAGCCGTAAAAATGCTAGCTACTATGCGTTTAGAAGGTGGAATAGGATTAGCCGCCCCTCAAGTAGGTGAATCAATTAGCCTTATAGTATTTGATTGCGTCAACCAAACGTACAGTGCTAACGACTCCGGCATAATGTTTAATCCAAAAATTTTAGGGTCAAGCAAAGAAGTGGCAACCGATATAGAAGGTTGTTTAAGTTTTCCAGGCGAAACCTGCAAAGTTACTAGACCTTTAAGAATTAAAGTAGAATACCTTGACTTGGCTAACCGTACTGTGGTAAGGTCTTTTAGTGGTCTAGGCGCTAGAGTCATTCTCCATGAAATGGACCATCTTTTAGGCATTACTATGAATGACAGGGAGATTGAATAATGGATACAGCGTTGAAAGTAATAATTTATGGTATGGCTTGGTTAATTGGATTAACGTTAGCTGCCTTGGCTGTCACGGCAGCAATTGGACCGGCAATAGCTTTTATGTACTTTGTAATTAAATTAGCAGGGAGCTTTTAAATGAAAAGAATTAAAACAGGTATTTTACTTGGAATGGGATTTGCTTTAGGTTCTACAATTGTTAGCATCTTATTGCAGGCTACAACTATGGCAATTGCTACCTTATTAGGCTTGCTATGATGTTCTTCGTTTTGTCTATTCTATGCTTTGCTGCTGGGAATGTAGTCTTTGGAGTAATTATGTTAGGTATGGCGGTTTGCACTCGTGATTGAGATTACTGGTGATGCTTGGCAAACTTGGCAAAAACTCCAGGAACAGGAAGAGTGTTTTCTGTGCATCACAACTAACGGTACATTAAGAAAAGACGGCGCATGTGTAATGGGCGCAGGAATAGCCAAGGAAGCAGCTAGGCAGTTTGACTGGGTAGCTAAAGACTTAGGACGTAATATTCTTATGTACGGGAATGTTATGCACTATCTAGGTCATAACTTAGTTTCTTTTCCAGTTAAACATAATTGGTGGGAAACAGCGGATATTGAATTAATTAAACGTTCTTGTAATGAGCTTATCGCCTTTTTAGATTCTATGGCTATTGAACGTGATGTAGAAGAGTGTACTGCTATCTTAGTTAGGCCAGGTTGTGGGAATGGTAAACTAGATTGGGAAACAGAAGTAAAACCTGTTATATCCTCATTACTGGACGATAGAGTTTATATAATCACTTTTTAGGAGTACTTATGGGTAGAGCATTATTAAAAGCTATGAGAAGTATAAAAGATGATATTAATACCTTTAATCTACCTAGCTACAAAAAGAAACCTCTACTAAAGCGTATTTGGGATACTATCTATCTTTCAGACTTTGTAGACCCCATTCATAAAGCTCACACTCATTTCTATAGAGTTCCATTAGAACGAATTAAACGCATATACGCATACTCTAAGGCTGTATGGGGAATAGGTGAATTTGACTACAATTGGCACCTTAGGCTTTGGGCCTTCAGTCTAAAGCGTTTAAGGGGCTGTATGGTCAATGGTAGCTCAGTACTACCCAAGTCTAGGCTACGTAAATTAAACACCGCCATAGCCCTATTAGAGCGTATGACGGACACTTGGGAGAACTACCACGAACCTGCTTCTAAAGCATTTGACGCTAAATGGGGTAAAAGAGAAGGTAGGCTGTTTAAAGAGGTTACAGATGAAAAGACTGGCAGAACCTATACTACCCTGGCTGACGACCGTAGAGACGCCTTAACTCCTGAACTTCAAAAGCAATATGATAAAGATAAAAAAGTATTGTACAACGTAGAAGATAAAATGTTTAATCAAGACATGGCTCTATTTACTAAAATTCTCAGTAAACAGGTAAGGTCGTGGTGGGACTAAATGACCGTAATCATTGATGAATTTCAAATTCTAATAGACTTAGAAAGTTTAAAAATAGTACAACAATATAAATGGAAGAGTAAAAAAAATCCTGTCGGACAAACGTATTTCTCATATTCTAATTTGTATTTGCATAGATTGATTATGAATTGTCCTAAAGGAATGGTAGTTGACCATATTAACGGCGATACTTTAGATAATAGAAAATCTAATCTTAGAATATGCAGTAAACTAGAAAATCAATATAATCAAAAGAAACATAAAGGAAACAGGCACTCTAAGTATAAGGGTGTGACGTTTAGAAAAGAACTAAAAACTAAACCTTGGGAAGCTTTTATCTATAATAATTACAAAAGCACAAGAATAGGTTACTTTAAAACAGAGCGAGAGGCGGCTGAAGCTTACAATAAAGCTGCACTAGAAGTGTACGGGAGCTTTGCTAAACTGAATGAATTTGCCTGAAAGTCACGTCGTATTATATTGGTACTGTGCTGGGGTATTTGCCTTAGTGGTCTATTACCTTTACCTTAATTTTTATAAAAAAGAAGAAATCATTATTAAAGTTGAAGACTTAACTATGCTATTTCTTATGGCTATAGCAGGTTTTATGTTATGGCTTATTCCAGTTGTCCACTTATGTATTGACATTGTTAAGAACTATGGTAATATTAAGTCAGTAGTTCTTTGGAGTAATAAGAGAGCCAAGAACAAAGAAATCTTATTTGGAGACAATGATGACGATGATAAAACCAAAACGTACCCCAAATTTTAGTAAAGACCTAAAGATTGGAGCTAATGGTGAACTTCAGTTTCAAAAAAGATTTCAAGCAGCCCTAATTAAACAAGACGGCAAACTAGCTGACTTCATTGTGTCTAACAAGGTTGGTTCTGGTCTAGAACTAAAAACTGACACTTATGATTCTCCCAATTTCTTCTTTGAACGCTATTCTGATTTGTGGAAACAGACTGATGGTGGGGCTTGGCAAGCTGTCAAGCATTCTAAGTACTTTGCGTACTATTTCATTACTAAAGATGTGTATTATCTCTTCAACTTAGAAACACTTATTCCAGCTTTGGAGAAGTATATTGAAGAAAAGAAACCTAGAAAAGTAGAAGTAAAAAATCGTAGTTATTCTACTGGCGGCTACGTTATACCTATTAACGACGTTAAACATCTTGCAATTTCTCATACAGCATTAAATGCTTTAAGTAACATTGAACCTGAAGAAGGCTTTATTCCTAATGGAGTTGAACTTGCAACGGTACCAAGTAAAACCTAATCAAACATATATATTATATAAGTTACACGAAGACGGCACTAGAGAACTTAAAGGCTTTGGTGATATTTGGATGGACACTATTCAAGTTGGCTACGGAGTAATCTTTCAGAATTGGTATACTACTCCAGTAGATATGATTGAAAAGACTGGTAAAGGTATTATCTTTGAAACTAGAAATAGTACGTATCTATTAGAAGAATGTAATTCTTTGCCAGGATTCGTCAATGAACCTATTAAGAGACCCCTTAAAGATTAAACTAGGTTCTTTTATCGAAGAACGAAATAGGTTTAATAAATCTAATTTTACAATATATAAAGTAGTTTATTTAGACCGTACTACTGATTTTATGAGACTTGAAGTCGTAGTTAGCTCTCGTTCAGCTAAAAGTGGAACTTATAGCGCGATGATTTCTGCGCACTGTATGAGTGGTCCTAGTGCTTGGCTAAGCTATTTACTGGACTGTTCTGATACTTCTGTGATACTGTATTCTAATGATTAAATACCCCGTTAATACCGAACTAATTGACAAATACGGTGAAGTTGTGGTAGTACTTGATATTGATATGGATTATCATTCTAGAAAGAAAGATTATGCTATCGAAGTCATCTACAGCGTAAAACACGATATTGGGTCTAGATTTTGGATGGCTAGCTCTGTAGTAGAACGTTGGTATAGAGAATTGAATCCACAAGAAAAGGTGTTATATGGACGAAACAGAGACTGAGTACGTGGCTGGTTGGGCAGAGGTGTTCTCTGAGATAGGGTACGCATACGAGCGACAGTATCCACCAAAACTCTACATAAACACTAAAGGCATAAAAGTGGCTAATTTTTATAAGTTGTCTATTAGTGAAGATGGTGAAATGGAATACAAAGGCAACGTTACTAGATTTGACACTTCTTGTTGGTGGAAAGTAGAGTTGTTGGTTAAACTATTTGAGGGCGGCGGCGCTCTAGAGACGTTGTATGGACAAGCAAGTTCGTAAGTTTATCATTACTTATACTCACTATTACGACTGTCCGGTGTGTGATGGGCACGGGTCTCACGAAACAGAATCTATTCACCAAGAACAAGTCAATGAGTTAGAAGGTATAAAGGCTTACGTTAAAGCTGGCATTAATACGTCTAAATTCTTAATGTTGTATGAAGTGTTGCCTTATGGCGTTATTAGTCCTGTAAGTTGTTTTAACGAACATTATGGTTTTCATAGAATTGGTAGAGTGGATTTTGACTTTAACGGAGACGTTCAAGTGCTACGTTGCGTAGACAACTTTAATTACGAGTGGATGACTTCTACAGAAAAAGTATTATATGAATAATTTTTACGACTTTATGTGTCTAAATGAATACGATAACAAATGGCTACACTATAAAATAGGTACAGTGGACGCTTATTTGAAGTTTGATTACGCCACTTTTTACCATGGTACAATGGATTTTTATGTCGCAATAAAAAATACGTCTACGTATAAGACTCGACTTCCTGTGGCAGGATTTGTAGAATATTTAAAAGAAGGTAAGATAACTATACTTTCTAATCAATCTGTAATTGAAACTTTATATGCAAAATAAAACTAAATATTCAGTAGAAGATGTTTCCGTAGCTTGGCAAAAGTTTCAAGAACCCTGGTATTTAATAGAAAACCTTATAACTAAAGAAAAGATTATTCTTAAAGGGCTCAAAGGTTTAATAGAGTATAGATTATGGACTGAAAGGTACGGCGCAGCTAACTGTACGTGCCTTAGAGTTGATGCTAAAATAGGGGACACTCTTTATGGTACGCCGACGTAGAACTTTACATCAAGTGTTCTGTGATTCTGGGGTTATGCCTAAAGACCATCAATTTATATGGTATTCTGGAAACGTTTATAAAAAAGTAAATTCTAGGTATCACTCAAATGAGAATATTACTTACCATTCTATTGTTGATAAATACAATCTTGTTGAGTTAAAGCTAGATTATGATATTCTATCAGAATGGGGTAGAGAAGTATTTCCAGAAGAACTTACAACTTTGGAAGTACTTTATGGAATTTAAAGTCGGAGATATGGTGACTTACTCTACGTTTAATACTACTCAAATGTATAGTAGAGATGCTATATTTACAGTATTCTACAGTAATGGTAGTATTTTGACTTTGAGGCACCACAAGACTTTGAAGCCTGTCAGGATGGCAGTAGTACCTAAACAAATTAGATTGGTAACAGATGCGGAAAAAATCTTATTTGGGGAAAGCTCCCAAACTTAAAGTTAAAGATAAAGTCTTTGATTTAGATTCCAAGAAAATTGGAGTTATATTACGAATTGACAATCTATGTTCAAAATATCATAGTAATGATTATGAAAATCCAGGCTATTTAGAATACTACGTAAAATGGCATGATAGCTGGACTAGGCATGACGTACACGAAATAGATGATATGACTCACCCTAGAGTAGTGCCATATACTAAGACTATTCAAATTCTATACGGTAAAAATAAAAAATAGCCCCCAATGCAGGGAGGAGACCTACACCAGGGGCTTACAAACCTACTAATCCTTAGTAAGTTTAAATATTCACTTGTACTGACTAATTATTTCTTCAAAGCTGCAACCAAAGCGTTCATTTTTGCTTCAAGTGCGTCTAAACGTGACTCTGTTTCGACTAGAGGAGCAGCATTACTGCCAGTTCCGTCTACTCCAACAAGATTTGCACTAGCTGGCATAGCAGCTACTGAAGATGGTTTAGAAGCTCGTGAGTGATATACTTTACCTGGACTTGAAACTTGATTCATGTGTTCAGGTTTGTTTTTCATTGGTTTTGGGGCTCTTTGGGCCATAAATACTCCTTAACGTAATTGTGTTTGAATCGAACGGCTAGGCCGCAGATTAAGGGCTGAAAAATCGTTTACCACTTTTAGGTGGAAACGTTTGATAATGAACTCTACGTTGGTCGTCTTTGACTTCGCACCATAGGCCCACTTGTTCTAGTAATTTTGTATTTTGTTCTGTCCACTCGTATAATTTTCCATCAGGGTCGGATATATCCACAGCCGCACCTTTTAAGTGCTGGCTACCCCAAGGTATCTTGTTCTCGTCAAACTGAACGTTACGTTTAACTGCTAGTTCTTTGTATATTCTTGTGTGGTCTTCTTTACTTCTATAACCTGAAGTAACTACCATAGGTTTACCATAAGCTTCTCTTATAAGGTTTATACGTTTATGTAATTCCTTAATATTAGCTTGATGTTCTACTGGTATACTTTCTAATTTAGAACCTTTTAAAAGTTCATTTAATGTTACCAAGTTTAGCAACTCTTTTTCTTGTCGCTTTTCTTCATAAACTTTGGTGGCATCTTCTTGTCTGATTTCTTGTCCTGTTTTGAGGACTTCTTGGACAATTGTTTCTTCTTCATTTCTTGCTTCTGTTTCATCGCTATTTTTTCCTATCAATTTGTTGATTATTAAAAGAATGAGCGACAATAGGCTGTTCTTCTCCACTGACTTTCTCCTCTTTTTTGTCAATTAAATTATAACCGTCCTTATCACAGCTCCAGCTACAACTAGGACATTTCTTCCAACCTGAGTGCCTAAGTTTGTCGTTAGGGTGACATAACAAGTGAGTTAAGCACCTTTTACACGACCTTATAGACATTACACACCTTCAAAGTGAGTGACTAGTATTTCAGCTAATGCTGGTTCTTTTCTCCAACCGCTCCAGTAACCTCTAATAGCCTCTCTCCATTTAGGAGTCATTAACTTGTACGCCTTAGTCCATTTAGGGCTAACTACGCTTAGTTGAGCTAATAGTTGATTAGGTTCTCTTGTAGGAGTGATTATAGCGTTATAGGCTAAATCCATAGCTAACCAAGCATAACCTATAATATTACCTTTGTGTCCGGCGCAAATAGCCAGGACCATTCTATTACTGGGCGAAAGGTAGTCTCTCCCGTTAGGAAATTTTTTAACGGTTCCAGGGTGGTCAGCTTCAGAGTTCTGGGCAAACCAGCCTCTAGTCTTTGCAGCCTCGTATAACGCTCTACAAGCCTCTAGGTGCCCTTGTTTACGTAACCCTGCCACCAAGCACATTAGCTGGTCTCTGGTGAAGTTTAAAGGATTATTGGAGGGTACTTCTTGAGGGTGCCTAACTGCTAAATTGCCTATAACATAAGACGTAAGGTCTGGAGTTAAAGGGTGATTAACTATGGCCATCATTCCGGCAAGTCTGGCGCTATCCATTTTATCAGTAGCGCCTTCGTCTTGAGGTAAGCCTAATGAGTCAATAAGCATAAATTACTTATTAAACGTTAGGTTTAGTTGGCCACTCTACTTCGTCTCTTGGGTCAGAAACTTGGGAGGGTAGGTCTCTAAGGGCTTCTCTATAAGCTTCAATTAAAGCTTTGTTACCTTCGCTAATTGGAAAATCTGGTAACATGAATTTATCAGTCTCAGTAAGTTTAGCATCACGTTTATCACGTAATACTGTCCACGCCATTTCTAATTGGGCGTCTACTTTTGCTTCTGATAGGCGAAGTTTCATTTGTTCGCCGTCCATATAAGCTTCGCAAGTATCTTTATCAAGACCTTCAGTAAGTTCTAAGTGTGCCGCCATAGGCTCCGCTTGGAGCCAAGAACGATTAGCACTAGTATCGTCCTTTTGTTCTGCTTCGTAAGAACCCATAATTTCTAGGGTTTCTTTTTTAACGATAATAAATGTTTTCATTTTTAACTCCTATTATAATTCTGCGTCTGCTGTCCATTGATACCTGTAAGCCACTGTCGTATCTACACCTAAAGCCGTATCAACAGAAAATGCAGAAGTAGTACTTTCTACTGCACTGGCTGCAACAGGGCTATTAGCATCCAAATTTCTTATACTGCCTGCGGCTCCGCTAGCAGTGTCCCTAAGTGTTATTATAGGCGCAGTTCTTTTTTCTACTTTAAAATAAGCTCCAGGAGTAACACTTGTTCCGTTATATCTGGAATAATGTGCTGCGCCAGCAGTAGTAATAGCACCAGGCACAACGTCTAAGCTATAACTTTTCTCGTAATACCTTTGACAAAGAGCTAACTCTCCGCCAAATGTCTTACCTGCTGTTCTAAAAGGTAAAGCTTCTGCGCCCTCGTTTATCATGACTCCGGTTATTCTAAAATTTGTGGAGCCAGTGTTAGTGCCGTTAACTTGGTTAGCAGTAGCAATAAACTCTCCAGTTTGCCAGGCTCCAGCAGTTGTATGATAAGTAGAACCTGAAGCAATCGTCCACACAACTCGCAAACCTAGACTATTAGTATAATTCCAAGTTCCTGTAGAAGGTGAAGCTAGTACGGTAATTGTTTTCTTTTCCCAAACTTCAGAAGAAGTAATAGTGTATTCTGCAACATAAGAACGGTCTACACCCGCATTCAAAAAAGCTACGCAGTAAATCCCAGGAGTTGTAGCTTTTACCCAAAAAGATAAAGTAAACTTTTTTTGCGCTAAATTAGCAAAGTTATACCCTTCAATTGATTGTCTAATAGTACAAATATCACCTGCTGCGAGTGAAGTGTCGGGAGTTGTTAGATTATATCTTAAACTATTTTGAAACAAGTATCCTGATTCAGCTAGGGTTGGAGCGTCGGTGTCTTGCGTAACTGTATGTACCATTGCACCAACTTTACTATACTGATATCTGTCTAAATGGTAGGCTGCATTTGCTATTGCTGTAAAAGATGTTCCTCTTTGAGCCAATCTCATATCGCTGTTCAAAAGGTAATTACGACCGTAATCTTCTCTTAAATCTAATTCTGGTGATTTAGCCATAATGTCTCCTTATAGTTCTGCATCTACAGCCCAATTCGTATATAATGAACCGTTGTTGGCTGGTGTTCCGCTTGGAGTTAACCAATAATTTTTTGTAGAGACTCCGCCAGAGGCTATACCGTGATTAGTCGAATTTTGTGTGTCCCATATAGGATTGACAGTATTTCCATCATTTGGATTATATAAAGTGATTGTCGGAATTACTCGTTTTTCTACTTTGAAATACAAAGTAGTAAAAGGTCTATTAGTTGCGCCAACGGCATGCCAAGTATGTGAGCCTGCATAAGTAGGAAAAGCTCCAGCAGAAGCTCCTAAATCATAACTCTTTTCGTAGTATCTTTGGCAAGCTATTAACTCTTCTTCAAACGTTTTACCAAACGTCGTAAAAGCAGGTTGGTCGTGTGTACCTTCAACAATCATGACTCCGGTTATTCTGAAATCTGTAGCTCCAGTATTTACTCCGTTTACTTGATTTGAAGTAGAAAAAAATCCACCAGTTTGCCAAGTATTAGGGGTCGTTTGAAAATCAGTTCCAGAAGCCAATGTCCAGGCCACTCGCAAACCTATACCAGTACTATAATTCCAAGTACCATCTAGTGGGGCTGCGTCTACATTAATAGTTTTGTGTTCCCAAGTATTCGTGGCATTTATTGTGTATTCTGATACATAAGAACGATTGAAACCTGAATTAGTGAGACTCACGCAATAAGTTCCAGCAGTTGTGGCCTTCACCCAAAAAGACAAAGTGAAAGGTTTTTGAGAAATTTTAGCCCAATTATAACCTTCTATAAATTGTCTTATATTTACTACATCTCCTGCGGCAATTGAAGTGTCAGGGGTTGTCAGGTTCAGCCTCATACTATTTTGAAAAAGGTAAGCTTCTCCAGTAGCACTTTCTACTTGTGCAGGTGTTGGAACATCTGTATCTTGTGTGATAGTGTGTACTGCTGTAGATATTTTATTATAATTCCATCTGTCCAAAGTGTACGTGTTGTTAGCAACCGCAACAGCCGCAGCAGTAACGTACCTTTGAGAGATTCTCATGTCGCCGTTTATAATATAATTTTTTTCTAATTTATCTAATCTTGGAGTTAAACTCATATTACGCTCCTTATATGTCTTTTAGTTTAGCTGTTGCAGCCCAGCCGGTAATCGGCACTTTGGCTAAAAACATATATGTAGTTTCTACTACGCTTAGTGGAAGATAAACAGAACCTATGGCGCTCTTAGTAGAATCCGCGTCACCTAAAGCAATTGCTAGATTTGTAGAATTATAAGCCCAAACTGTGCCGTCTTGAGGACCTCCAACAGAGGAATAACCTCCAGCAGGACCTACAACCGAAGCTGTATTATAATCGACGCCTATTCCAACCTTACTGGAGTTTATCGTGTGTCCAGAAGGGATTGGAAATAAATATGTGCCAGTTCCTGCTGTTCCAGCCGGAGTAGCAGAATAAAGTTGATATGAAATCTCCATAGAATCGCCAACTCGTCGATACTTAGCTGAATTAATTACTGGAGCGGCAACCGTTGGAGCAGTAGTAGTTGCGCCAATTATTAACGTGTAAGTTTGCCATTCAGTAACTATAGGAACTTCTTTATTTTCTAATTCTAATACTCTGTCTCCAAAAGCTTTTAAGTCTACGTTATTTGGAGCTGCTTGAAAGTTAGTTTCTGGTTGGCCTGCTAAGGCCGCTACAGTAGGAATAACTTGGTCTAACTGACCGGCTAAATTTTCAATAGTAGCCATCATAGAGCCGTCAGGTCGTTCTGCAATCAAACCGTTACTGATAACCATAATGCTATCGGCTTCGCCTGAAGGGGCGTTATTAAACCTAACTATTACTCCTAGGCCGTTGCCAGCAAGAACTTCGTAATAGTTGCCCTCTCCGCTAACAGTATTTCCAACGTTTCTAAACTGTTGAACGCCGTTACGGAATACGATTACTTCTCCAATTTGAGTATTGGGGTTGTGGTTGACTCTAAAAGGTTGGCCGACGTTGAAATCAGTGACTCCAATACCTAGAGTACCAGTAACTCCAATTGGCCTAGCGTCTACTATGTTGTTACCTGTACGCGCAGAAGCGTCAATAACCCCTATAAAGATTTCTCCTTCTAGGGCAGTAAAACCTTGAAACTCGATTCGGCTGTTAGACTTGATTGTGTAACTCAAATCTTGCATTAGCAAGTTTCTAGAAGAACTAGTCAAAGTTAAGTTCTTTTTATAAAACATTAAATTAGCAGCTAGCATATCCGCTGTAGAAGCGTTTACGAAGCCTAGGCTTGACATTTCAGTGGGAGTAGTCAAACTCCCAAGGTCAATACCTGTGGCCCCTAAAGAGGCTTTATGAGCGAATACAAGCTTTTTAAAGCCTACTGCAATAGAACGTTGTTCATTAACGTCTTTTTTGCGCAGACTTAAAGTATTTTTACCTGTAAGTGACATTTATTACCTCTTTATGAATAGTATTCTGTTATTTCTATGTAACCTGAACCACCGGCACCGCCTGCTAGTCCAGAAGTTCCTGCGCTACCGCCCGTACCAGCGGCTCCTACAGTGTAAGGGTATGTGGAGTTTGGGTTATTGATAATCGCTTCAATATAAGCTCCAGCTCCACCACCAGACCCAAAATAATTATTTACAACTAGATTTCCTGCGGCAGCTCCACCGCCACCACCGCCAGTATTTGTTTGTCCTGCTGTTCCAGCCGCAGTATTGGCACCGCCAGAACCAGCTCCACCAAAATATGAACTACCTCCTTGAGAACCCATAATTGAAGGTGTTGCAGCCGAAGGAGCAGAGCCTAAAATTCCAGCCCCTTGTCCTTTTCCGCCAATAAATACTGACCCAATTGGGCCGGTTCCAAGACTTCCTGTTCCGCCAGCACCGCCAGCCGCAGCTTGTCCGCCAGCCCCACCTCCTCCAGCACTTAACAAGGCAGTTCCGAAAGTAGTATTACCGCCAGCGCCAGCAGCTCCCCAACTTGCTGTTCCCGAAGAACCGCCACCACCACCGCCGCCTACCATGCGGACGCGGAGATACTTTGCTCCAATAGGAGTAGTATAAGTTCCAGAACCTGAAGTAAATTTTTGTACTGTAGGATTTTTTCCTAATCTAGGTACTAGTGCCATATTATAAATCCTTCAGTTGAATGTTAGAGAAATTGACGATGGGGACTGTGAACCGTCCGCCAATCGCGTCCGATGCTCCAAAAGTAATTGGTGCTGTAGTAGTAATTTGACCGGAACCGCCAGACTCAGACTGAGTAAATTCTACTGTTGTTGTTGTTGCATAAGTGACATTTCCAAGGTAAACACGCGCACCTGAATCAAGGATTGTAGCAGAACCAAGCGTCTCTCTGGCGTTTGATGATGACGCCAATTTTGCCGAGTCAATAACAAGGTTCGTTGGCATATTAATTGTGAGGTTAGCTGGGCCTCCAGGTGCTCCGCTAAAATTTAAAACAACATCAATTTCCACGGAATCAGCGACTCTCCTCCAACGTCCAGTATAAGTAGTAAACGTAGTCCAAGCTCCTGTTGGAACGTAATTTTTCCAATTTGTAGTAGGAACGCCTTCTAAATTGACAAAACTTCCAAACGCTACGGAAGTTTCTCCATTAGCGTAAAAAGCTCCAACTAATTTCCAACTAGTAAATCCAGCAGGACCTATGCTATTAACGTTAGACGATATTCTAAGAACTGGCACTCCGCCACTAAGTACGGCGTAAATCATGTACAATGAGTTAGCTGTCATAGTAACGTCTGTTGCAATAGTTCTATTTAAACTATCTGTATCTATCTGTAATCCGCCAATATTCACAGTACTAGGAGCTAAAGTAATAACTCCAGACGAGTGAGATAAGGCTCCAATTTTTTCTTCTTTAATTTTTTGACCTATTCTCATTTGGTTCTCCTAGTTTTCTTTTTGGTTTAGGTTGAGCTTTTTTGATAAGTTCTGGGACCAAACTCTCATTACCTTTTCTAACCCAAACACTATTAGCTCTTGAATACCTACGTCCATTAAGACAGTCTGATATTTTTAATCCTAGCTCATTAGTTATTTGTCTAGTAGAGCGCCATTCTCTAACAAGATTACCTTGTAAGTCGTATTGCAATACTGTCGGATATTTACCTTCCATACGTTTAATTTGACTCTTAGTCATCTTTTTTATAGAAGATTTGTTCCAACGTCCTTTTACTCCGCCGAACCTAATATTATAGCCTTGTTTTATAGAATTATATTTTTCAATAAACTCTACTTCTTTTTTGTTCAATTCTTCAAAAGAAAAACATTCACACAAAGTTTCAACTACAAAATTACGCTTTCCATATTTTTTTATTGCTCTAGCTAGCTTATGACAAGGATTACTTTTTGTTTTATGTTCTATAAACCTTCTAGATACTGACTTTACAGTTTGACCAATATAACACTTATTGTTTACAATATTTGTTATTTTATAGACAAATCCATAAGGAGTTTTATCTTCTAGTAAAATTTGTCCCATTATGTCTCCTTATATTTCTGCGTCTGCTGTAAATTGAAAATATAAAGCTCTATCCACTGTTCCAGCATTACCGCCTTCAAATCCAGTTTCCGAGGACCTTGATGTGGACGCATTTTCACCATTAGCAGAAAATCGGGAAACTTTTCCCGAAGCTCCTAACTCATCGTACATAACAATACTAGGAGTGGCTCTTTTTCTAACGTTGTAGACTAAACCAATAGATTGCAACAACATTCCTGCACCTAAAGAAAATCCTTTTGAACCTTGGTTACTAGCGGTTCCTGGAGTTACGTCAATATTGTAACTTTTCTCGTAATATCTCTGGCAGAGCTGAAGTTCTTCTGCAAAAGTTTGACCTCTAGTTTCAAAAGTAGTTGCTACTGGGCCTTCTTCTAACATCACGTCTTCAAGAACGTATAAATCTGCTGCTCCGGCTGTTCCAACTGTATCAAATCTAAAATTCACAGCAACTCCTACTATATTAGAAGTAGGCAAAGTTACCGTTGCCGAAAATCTTTGAGGTTGTGTTGTTAAAACGTTATTTTGTGAGATAGCAACTACTGGGGCTGACCAACCTGTGAGGTAGTTAGTATCAGGATTTGATAAAGTGTACAATATTTGACAAGCTAAAATTGACCCAGCGGCGGAATAGTTTGCGCCTTTATAAGCAGTAAAACTTAACGTTACTTGTTTGCCAATCAATACTTGAGAATCTCTTCTTTCTAATGACTGTTGAAATTGGAATCCAGTTACAGCCGTATTTCCCACATTTCTTTGCACGAGCAAAGCATTTCTGCCATGACCTAGTGCATATCCTGGGTTAGAATGTTGAGTTCTCGCTAAGGTGTAATTTGATACAGCTCCTGGAAAAAATCCCCATCTATCAGTCGTATAAGAAAAAGTGTTAGCTGTGTTTGTATAAGAAGTACCTCTTTGAAATAAACCAAAGGCACCATTATAAAGAAGATTTTTAGCTTTTTTATTTGCTGTTATTACATTTACGGGACTTCCCATTATCTCTCCTTTATGGCGTACTTAAAATAACAATGTTATCAGAATTGTCTAAAGTAATTTCTCTAAGAGTTCCGTCAGGACGTCTTAGTAAAATACCTCTGCCTGCAACAGACCTATCGTAGGTAGCGTCGTTACTTCCTAAATGATTTGAAGCTAACAAGTTAGCGTTTGAATCACTATTATCAAATGCTCCGCCGGATAACTGGTCAAAAACTAATTTAACCGTTTCTCCAGGAGCTAGGAATTGCCCAGACTCAAACTTAACTGTTTGGCCGTCAACTGTAAAGCTTCCGTACCTATATACTTGACCGCTATTAACGTCGTATACTCTTAATAGTTCTGGGTTAACAGTAAAATTGCTAACTAAGAAATTTACAGTGTTTAAGTCTCCGCTAAAAATAAAAGCTTCTATTTCTTTTATTCCAGTTACGTACTCGCCGACCATCTTGTCGTAACGAATACCATAACCATCTAACTTAGCCGAAGCTACTGAGCTAGTAATCCTAACTCGTAAATCTAAAGCTATGCCCAGCAAATCCAGTGCAAATTCAGAACCTGTAGCAGTCCACGCAGCTCCGTCGTACTGATTACCTAAAGAGCCGGAGTCTGTTCTCCAACCCAAAGTAAGTGCGCCTGCTTTGTAAGCTGCGTCAGTTTTGAGTACTGTGTGGTACGTTCCAGCAGCAAGTGTAGACGTAAAGTCTGCATTTACTGTAATATCTCCTGCCCCCAGGCTAGCTATATCAATCATATTTGATTCAGCTATTACAGTGCTGCTAGGAGTGCCAGCGGAATCAGTTCTAACTTGAACTGTCAACTTACCTACAGGAGAACCTGTTTTATTTAATTGTAAAGATACTCGTCTAATCTGAGAAGCTTCAGTTAATACAAAACTCTGACCTAACTCTTGCGTAGTCGTAGCATTTAGGCTTATTGGAGCTGCCGTAGGAGATACAGTTACTAAAGTTTGATTAGAAGCTTCAGTTTCAAATCTATGAAAGCCTCTATAAACTTCAGTTGACCCTACTCGGTCCATTTCAATTGTCTGCCATTCGTTGCCGCCATTTCTGGAAACTTCGTAAGTAGCAGCAGTATCAATAGACGCTAAGCGCCAGAACACTTCTAGTTCAATCTCTCCAATATTATCTGGGTCTGCTAAAAACTCTAAAGCATCTAACATTTGAACAGACACTAAAGTTTGACCAATGCCAGTAAAGTTAAAACTTTTATCAACTAGGCTGTAAGCTCCAGTAGAACTCAAATCAATTAAATCGTCAGTGTTTGTCTGAAAAATATTAGGAGTCATTAAGTCAAAAGTACTATCCATGAAACTGTTTTTAAGAGTTTCTAGGATTTCATTTCCGCCTCCGCTACCGGAGCCCGAAGCTCCTAAGCGAACGGTTTGACCTGGTTCCAACACCTGCTTATGTAAAGGTAGATGCAAATAACCTGCGCCCGTAGCATCTTGTCTTCTAGCAAAAATAATAACATCTTTAGTAGCTTGTGTTTGTGCCGGTACAGCTAGAGTACCTGACTTATTTAAAGTCAAATTCTCTGTTGCTAAAGTTCTATCAATCGTTACCCAAGCACTCTCACCATCAGTCAGACTCAACGGAGATTCTGCTGCTAAGATAGTATGTTGAGTCACAGTCCCTGATTTAGTATTAACTATCTCAAGAACAATATCATCAGTAAAAATTAATTGAGTGCCGGTCCAAGTAATAGGTAAGTCGGACCTAAAGTACGCTGACCTATTTTCTTGTTCGTCGCCTAGTATGTCGGTTAGAACTCCTGCGCGAGCAGTTAAGTTCTCAGAAGAAGTTCCTCTAATATTAGAACTATAACTTGGAGTTGAATCTGCCGTATCTGGCGCACCAATGTACGATAAAGTTTGGTTTGAAGTTTGAGCATAAAGTAGAGAACTTTGGCCTAGTTTTAGTAACGTTGAACTGGAACCTACGATTACGTCAGTTCCGACTCTTCTAGCAATAATAGTAGCTTGAAGAGGAACATTTGCTAAAGTGTCTACATTTACGGTAAGATTCGGTCCTCCAGCGGTCAAATTAGGAACTACATACGCAACATCATAATCATTAGAAAATACTATAGGACTTTCTGTTGCCCAAGGAATAGTGTTATCTACGTAATCTAATCCTTTTATTTCTAAGTATGCGTCGTCCGTTCCACCAAATTCTAATACTACGCCTAACAAAGTTCCATATACTATCAGTCCTATGCCGTCTGTGGCGGACCAAGTAGCTCCAGCATCAAATGATTGAAAGCCTGTAGGAACGCTTCTAACTTGTGCGGCCAAACCTGGAACTTCAGTACTATTAAAACCTACGTGGTATGTTCCTGGAGTGAGTATTGGTGGAGAACCGAAAGTCCAAGTAACGAGACCGAACACACCAGAAACCGTAGTTGCTGATAAAGAAGCTGTTGCCAGTATGTTTGTTTCGTCTGGCTCTCCTGCTAAGTCCGCATAAATGTGAACATCCCAATTACCTGCGTAACCTAGAAAATTTCTAATTTCGGTCTCAACAGAATCAATCTGCATATCTTGAGTGATAGTGAATGATGAAGTTTTGTAGTCGGGGATTGCTCCGCCGCCGTTGATAGCAAAACTTGTATTATCATACTGAATGGCTGAAGTTGGTACAGCATTTGACCAAGGGTCAACACTTATAATTTTAACTCCACCGCCAGTGCCATTTAAAGGTTTCCAAATACTATTTGCGTTATCCCAACTATAAGCTACTCTAGAATCTAAGGTAATTCTTACGTCTCCGTCAGAATTTCCTATCAAAGGTAAAGTTGCGTAGTCTGCTACAGGAGCTTTCCAGTTAATAGCAGTCACAACGCCTGATAAACTAAATAAAGCTAAATCTAAAGCACTGATACCATCTACAAGAGACATTCCATCAGAAACATAATTTTCATTACTATAATTAGGAGATTGGTCTGTCTCACTCGTTGAGCCGATAAAGGCCAACAATTCAGCAGTGACACCGTCACCAATTTGACTAGTTTCTCCAGATTCAAGTTCTAAAGACCCGCCAACATAAAGTTTGGAGCCGCTTCGAGCAGCTAACACATAACTCTTCTCAGAAAGAGGAGCTTTGCCTGGACCGTAAGAATCTTTATAAATGAATGCCGCACCATTAGCTGTTAAAGCTGGGCTAGTGGTGATAGTAGCATTTACGTCGTCAATTTCAGTAATTTCTGCAACAACTTGGGCAGAGTCAACAACAATATTGCCAACTTCTATGTCCGCTAAAGAAACCGCAGATAGAGTACTTGTAGCGCCGAATGCTGTGACGTTAATTGCTAATGAACCTTTTTGCAAAGCTCCGCCAGCCATATTTAAAGCGTAGTGAAGCGTACCTCCGTCAACTAAGGGAACCGAAGAGGCTCCTATTGTTTGAAGGCTACCATAAGGGTTTATTAATTTTAGGTCAGCGTCCCAAGAAAACATACTAGTGGCGTTGTCATAGGTAAGGTCGCCGCCTTCTACTAGTTGTAAATCAAACTTTTGGTTTACGATATTTTGATAATATTGTGCCTCATCCAGTTTGTTTCTTAAGTCAGTAATTTTAGATTGGTGTACAATCCCATTAGTAGTACTAAACGAAACGTCAGCTACTGGCCAATATAATCGACCTTGAGGGCTACCATTTACATCGTCTGTTACAAATACATCTCTCTTAATTAGAGTGAACGCTTTTGTATTTACTATTTCTGGATTTGGTTGGTCCGGCTCTTTATCAACACGAATGACTAATTGAGTGCTTACAGTATCATTAAAGATAGCATTAACATGATATCTATTACCGTTGCTATCAATGAGTGTTCCATTTGAAAAGGCAGACTGACTTACAGGACTATTAGGAAATGGATTTCCACTACCGACACCTGGGTCATTTCTAATTACGATTTCTACGTCACGTCCATCAATTCCTTCAGACCCTGTTACCAAGGTTAAAGAAATCTGTTCACCATTCAATCCTACATCAGGAGTGACAGAAACTTGATTGACTAAATTAGGAGACGCAACTCCACCAACATTAGGGAAATTAGTGGGGGCTCCAGCAGTACTTGTTTCGTCTCTATACGGAGTTGGGCTTTCAGTTTGAAGGGAAACTGGTACTATGTTTAATTGAAATATTAGACGGATTTTTTGCGCAGTTGATTCCGTTAAGTTTACGTTCTTTAAAAACGGGTCATCAACGTCAGTAAGTAGTTCTTCTCTAGCAGAGATTATAATTTTGTAATCATTAGTGGGAGTGCTAGCGCCGTCGTTAAAAGTAAGAATCTTACCTTCACCATTAGCGTCATCAGATACACTAACCCCTACTGGCACAGTCCCTATGGACAGTATAGCTCCAGATACAAGTTGGTCTTTACCTGTGCGCATGGCAAAAGGTAAACCTTTAACCCAAGCTTCACCAGGTTTAATCAATAATTCAGTTGCTGAAAGCTTTTCAACTTTCCACGCATCTTTTACAGCTACATCAGAGCCTAAAGCTGCCTCAACCGTTTTTCTTAATAAGTCTACAAGCTCAAGTTGTAAATCAGTTCCTTCCGAGGCGAGTAAGTATTTACCCTCTACAAATTTGGAACGTAAGTACCTTTGGCTTCGATAAGTGTTGAACCTTAGCATTTTTCACCCTCTTTATGTAATTGTAAACAAGAAACCAGCTCTTGTTGAAAAAGGAATATACGAAGGTAATAATTTGTTCAAAATTATAAACCTGTTCGTGTTTAAGGGCGAAAGAACTGCGTAATCTCCGCCAGGAACTCTATTATTTATAATACCTCTAACAGTAATAGAGGTTGCCGTATTTCCTACAATTTGAAAAATATCATTAACTTCTTCTGAATTAGGTATTAAATAATTTCCAACTAGACTGTCTACTGCACCAAAATTTTGCGTTGTATCAGTCATTGTAGTTGTTCCGTTTAAGATACTAAATCCCGTACTAGTTCCTATATACAAAGCTACATTAGGAATAGTAATAACAAACTCTCTGAATGTGAAAAATCCTGGAATAACTACTCCAGGTAAAGATTTTGCAAATCTTCCACCAGCTACAAAAGGGTCCGTTTTAGTTAATCTTACGTTTAAATTACCTAGATTAGGGTCAAAAAATCGTAATGCTGATACGTTAGGTAAAAAGTCTTGTACAGCAGAAGAAAAGTCTGCCGTTCCATTAGTTATGTCCCAAGTAGTAATTACTCTAATAAAAACTGCAATACCCTCTTTACTTCCTTTAAGTTTCCAACAGCCAATCATATCTCTAGCTACTCTACGAAGCGTGTCTGCTCCAATAGCGTAACCAATAGATGGTAGTCCGGTTTGTTCAGATAAAGGTAACAAAGCTGTTACTAGTACATTATCTGGGTCTTGTAGTTTATACGTATCAATGAGAGCGTGTAATTCATTAAAGAAGTTACCAAACACTCCCATTAAATCTTCTAAGTCACCAGTAGAATCTAATTCCCTGTCTAGTCCTGGCCACAAGTCATACAGAATGTTGCCAAATTGATTATCTTTTGCGCTAATAGAATAAGCTTGAGTAGAAATTCCACTATCTACGTTTGCAAATTCAGCCTGAGCAACATTTACGCTAATTGGGATAGTAAATACTGTATAATAGTAATATTTATTATCTAATAATTTAGTTCCCACTCTAGCTGTGGCCTCTGATTCTGTTCTAAAATTATCCACATAAGGCAAAGGTTGACTATTGAAAAAGTTAGTCAACATGCTCATCCCTAGTCCAAGACTCGGAATTGCCGTTTCAAAAAAGAATACGGTGTCGGAAGTATTGCTTTTAACAATAAACTTATTTCCTGCTCCGTCTTTGAATACCATGTTAGCTAGTTCGTCTTGATTGAACGTTTTTAGCTGAAGGGTTCCATTGTTTATAATTACCAAATTTTTTATAAAGCCTGCGCCTGATTCGGTTCTAATATCAAATTCGTAGTTTTCTTGAGGAATAACTTCCTCTTGAAAGTCTGGTAATATTACATATTTACCGTTAGCTGGGTTTGTTTCCAAGGTTACGGTAGTCGCAGTATTACTTACAATTCTATGAACTTGGCTAGAAGCATCTCTTAAAAATCTACCGTTGAGAGGTGGTGATGTTGAGAAGCTGGCTGCGCTGTCAGTCAACACATTTGTTGCTACGGATATTGTTCCCGTGTTTATGCCAACAATTGTTCGACCTCTAAAAATTTCTAGAGGTCTGCTATCCGTGGCTCTATTTGGAAAACTTGCATTAAACAATTCAACAGGATAATGAGTAATTGTTTTTGTAATTATCATCTCGTCTGTTTCATTATTAAAATCTAATGGCATCTTCCAGTTCAATCCTACTTTATTAGGAGAGAACACAGAAGCTTTAAATTCTCTTGCAAGAGCCATATATACCCCTTATTAATCTACGCCGCCATAGATTTTTATATCTATGTCTGATGCTTTGACTTGTGGAATCTCGTTTAGTCTCAAATTGACAATATCGTCAGCATACCTTGAACTTCTAAACACAAAAGTATCAACTGGTCTATTAGGAACACTAGCAACAGTACCCTTACCTAACGCATTAACGTCAGTAGCCGAAGTTATACTTCCAGAAGAAATTCCAACAATTAATGACATTTCATTTGAATCGTCATAGTATCTAGTGCTAAGTGTAGCACCCGTTCCTAAACTAGGAGTCAGATTACTGTCTAAAATAATACTTTTTGTACCTTCAACAGAAAATACTGCATCTCTAGTTGGTAAAGATGGTGACGGTCCTAATGTTGAATTGGACCATAAACTACCGTCAAATCTTGAGAACTCTCCGTCAGCATAACTAGAAGAAGATTCATCAATACCGACCGTAACTCTATCATAAATAATACATGCGCCATCATCAGCTACCGTAGGAACTGAAAAGTCCACAGATAGTCCTGTATCTAACGTCACTTCATTATTTGCATCATCTGCTGCCAGTATCTTAAACAGTGCTCCAGAACTATCACTAAAATAGTGTCCAGGAAGTACTGCGCTCAGATTCACATTACTCGCGTAAGCTATTACTCCCGAAAGAGAGTTGTAAGTAAAGTTTACTAGTCCAGTATTATCAAATGATTTTACTCCATTAATTTCAGCAGCAGTGTATCCTGCGTCCGAACTCAAAACTACGTGGTATTGGGTAGCTGCCGTCAAAACCGGAGGCGTCGTAAAACTGAACACAATTTTTGTACTAATTTCGTTCAAATTAGTTACAGATACTGGGTCAGAAACTGCTACAACAGAAGATAGGTCGGGAAGTCCGGCCAAGTCGTTGACTATTTTTGCAGTTAAATTGCCTACAATATTACCTTGTTTTTTCAAGTAAAAGCTTACGACAGCGTATACATCTGTAGTATTTACTTTAAATCCTTGAGCTACTTGAGAACCTAATCCCATTCCTTCTAAATTAAATTCTGCATCTAAATTAACAGAGTCATAGAATACTGAAGGCTTGGCAATATTGTCTACTGCTACTACGTTAAAAACTTGTCCAGAAGCGTCAATCAACACGTAATCAGAACTTACTCCGACCAAGTTAGGTGAACTATTTAGTCGTGCAACTTTTGTAGTGCCGTTATACGACAATACATCTACTGCTACGCCAATATTACCTTTGTTGGTTTGTACCAGACTTATAGAAAATGGGTCCGAAATAGTACCAATTTGACTAAATTGCGCTCCAGTAGAATACATAGTATTTTCGCTGTTGTATTGAATATTAAAAATGTTACTTTGAAACAGTACTTGTTTTCCTGTCAAATTTTTAACAATTTTATACTCTCCAGCAGAGACTGTAACTACAGAAGCATCATTAATTGCACTAATAGAGGTCTTTAAGGTATTGCTATCATTTTCTTCGATGTCCCAAATATTTCCAGCAGAATCTACTAAATAAAATTCTCCAGTAGAATATTGACCAGGAATATAGACATTAGAGTTGTCTAACAAGAGTCTAGCAGCAATAGCTGCTCCAGTGCCAGTTAAGACCGATAAATCTAAGTTATTATCAGTAATACTGTCAATAGAAAGATTAGTAGCTTTAGCTAAAATCTTTTTATAAACTCTATAAGACTCAAAACTAGTCGTACCGTTTCTGATTGACCCGTGATTTGATGTACTCACCGTATTATTGATAGTTAGTCCGGTAGACAAAAATACTCTACTTGTTGTAGTATCTACAGCCAATATAGTAAAATCTGTACCAGTTCCATCTCTAAACAAGTCTCCAGGAGCTACTCCATCTAAATCAACAGGGAAGGAGTAGGCTATCTGGCCCGTTCCGCTCGTGTACGCGAAGCCAGTCAGAGCAGTGTTTGTAAAAATTAATGTGCCGGACACTTCATTCTGGAGTCCGCTTGCAGCTAGTAACCATTCTACTTCTTCGATGTTAGGGTACACTTGAACTTGACTAGTATTATAATCTGTAATTAATCCTACTACTTTTTCGTCGATTCTTGGTCTGTACGTAAGTTTCTTAATCTCAAACCGTTCCACACCTACTACGGCTTCAATAATATTTGCCATATCTTTTATTAAGATATTTTCGGCAAATCCGATACCAGAATCATCCGTTCCCCCAGTATTTAAACTGAAGAAATCGGCCATTGCCGTTTTAATAGAATTGACTACAGTACTTTTACTTGCTGTGTCAGCAATGAATATTTCTAAAGATAATAGTACATCTACACCAAAAGCATCTAAAATTTGAAACTGTACTGTGACCATTTTTCTACGGTCAATGTAGTTTGATAACTTATTTCTAAGAAGTATGTTATCTGAAATCTTAGTTATGCCGTTCCCTTGAGGGACAACATAAATATTTAGGTCGATTCCTGGGTCTTCGGTATTAGCTTCTGTGGAAGCTGCAAAAACCTCACTAAAAGTCGTAGTCAGTAAGTCAGAGTAATCTTGTTCGGCCACTGCTCGGTCTAAAGTTCTTAAACTGGCAGGAATAAGTTCGCGTAGTTGTTCGATAGTTTGAGCATCAGCGCCGCCAGAGAAATCTGAGTTATTAGTCACAGATGATACTATAGAGCTATTACTTACTAACTTGTTAAGAGTTTGCTCTGGAATATTTCCAGCCGACCCACCACCAGTACGATAGCTTATAGTGATTAATTCTCCTGGATTTAGTTTTCTGCCGAATATTCCATCTCCAAATTTAACATAGGGAGTACCATCCGGTCTTTCGTCCAATAAGAAAACTCTTCCGCCGCCACCGATTAGATTACCCAAAGTGTCAGTAATAGGCGCAGTATCCGTTCCATTGAACCTGATAAGACTGGAGACTAATTTGTAAGAGTTTCCGCCAATAGTAATTTGAGGAGAAATGTCTAACGGATTTAAGTTATCAGAATCAATAACTACATTTGGACCTTGTAAATCAAATTCTTCGTTTTGTAAACCTTCTGCTGAAAACTGTTCAGAAATGATAGACCCTTGCAGTACAGTAGCATTAACTGTTCCTGCTCCAGGAGCTACAACGGGAGTTGTAACAAAGAAATCAGAGCCGTTACTCGCCTGAACAATGAATCCTCTAGGGATTGTTCCTGCTCCTGTTACTGTAAACGTAGCTACTCCAGACGCACTTGTAGCGGAATCTGGAGTAAATCCAAACTGCTTAGCTATATCTTTTACTGCGCTCAATACTGTAGCCGTTTGTAAATACGACTGAGTTGCTTGAGAATCAAAGTAAAAGAAAAATACATCCGATACGAATGCTACTATTTCTAACCAATTTCTAGAAAATGAATCTGCATTGAATGAGGTCCAAAGTCTGTTAGCGGAGGTGCCGGAACCATAATTTACCGTAGCGAAGCCGATAATTGCATCTACTGTTGAACTATAATCTTTTTGTATGTAATCAATGTCAGTATTTGTCGTAATATTTGCCATAAACTACCTTACTGGAAAGAGAGCTGAATGCCAGCTCTAAAAGGAAATACAAGATTTAAAAGTGAATCGTCGTTATTTATTTTGAATTGTATATTAAAAGTTATCAATCCAGTATTTCTATTAACTGAACTCGTCACTCCAAATAACGTTATTCTGGGCTCAAACCTATCAATAGCTTCTCTAATAGAGGCTTCGCCACTGACGGCGGCTGTATCTATATTTTCCCAAATTTGATTTCTAAGATTACAGCCAAATTCAGGTCTATTAGGTCTTTCTCCAGGAACAGTAAGTAATAATCTTTGTATATCCTGAAGTAAAAGTTGTACCCCAGTAATAGCTTCAAAATTATTGTTTATTGGAAACTTTAAATCTGAACCCAACCGCTCTTTTAAGCTCTGTTCTTTAGATTTGATTTTAGCCATGCTCCACCTTATAACTGTTTATATATTCTAGCTCTCTCAGCTTTTAAATATAAGTTTGATACTGTAATACTTAACGTTATATTCAATCCAGAGATACCCGTTATAGTTCCGGTAATTTCAGACTGAGTGTCAGACACTATAAAAACAGTGTCACTTACTGAGAAACCTGTTACAGAAGCTACTAAAATAGTATTTGTTCCGTCTGCATTAGCGTCCAAAGGCTCACTTCGCAGTTCAGTCTCGTAAGTAGTTTGAGTATTTATGGCTGTTGTGACAATTTGCGATAAGGCAGAATCTGCCATATTTTTTTCATAATACTCTGTTAAAGGTCCGCCAGCAGCGTTAATACGTAAATCTATTTGTTTAAATCTTTCATGATATATTCCAGAGCCCGTAAATGTTCCATCAATAGCTTGATTGACTGTGCCGAGTGCGGTTGTTACTTGAGTGTTTCTTGTAGAACTAAAAGACGTTCTAGCTACCACTTCTGACTGCAAAGCTCCTAATTGTACATCTACAAACTTGCTGTCATTTCCTAAAGTTCCAGTATTAGGTAAGGCTTGCCAAACATCGATAATACTTTTTGCGTTATTTATGTCAGCTATTGCTGCGGAGATTTCAGATGCTTGAGGACTTCTATTATCAACATTCAAGTTCAGTTGAGCTAGTTGATTATTAATAGCTGTTTCCCACATAATAACTATTGGAGCTACTTTATTGGTTATACCAGTAAGAACATTTTGAAATAAGGTAGAAACTAGTGTATTTCTTTCAGTGTTAGTAAAAGCTGTAATATTTTCTTCAACGTTGCTTGATGTCATTGGTAGTGTTCCGTCTGGAGCTACTATTTCTGTGACTGTCAAGGTTGTTACTGTCGTTACGTCAGTTACTAGAAAGAGGCCGCTAAAGCCTCCACCTTCAACAATTATTAATTTTCCTATTGTTTGGCCGCCAGTTGTAACTTCCATGGTTCCAGAACCAGGAATATAATCTACAGCTAATGTGTCATCTGCTACGCCAGAAATCTGCCCATTTAAAATAAAATCTAATAAAACTGTCAACCCGTCATCTTCTATAGGTTTAGAAAATATTTCCAACTCATAATCAGGAGACGTTGTTGTTGGATTACCTAATGCAGAATTATGCAATTTTGGTTGAAACTGTATCCAAGACCCGTCAGTAGGAAGAAACTTATTTCCTGGTTTTCTTTGAGCGGCGTCAGTAACATCAGACTCTACTACCGTAGAATAAGTTGTACCATCAATCCATCGTCTTTCGGTTTGGTAAGCGTCAACTATACCATTAAATTTATCAAAGAATATTTTAACACTACCATCTTTAGCCAACAGGTCAGCTTTAACTCCAGCTAGTTGAGCTTGAGTATCCAGTGCTGCCTGAACTTTTAGAGGAATATCTAATTGTTCTCCAGATATTTGAATACGTTGAGGCTGGGTTAACATAAAAATCCTTAGCTCTTAGTTATTGTCGTATAAATCTTAATTACGTGTGAATAAAAATCATTTACATTTCTATCCATCTTCATCTCATTACAATCTTTGCAACAAGGTACGCAGTTGTCAAATTCGTATCCAAAAGCATTATTTACTCTATCTATACCATAGGCCGATTGTTTGTTACAGTATTTACAATTCTCTGTAAACAGGCTGCTAAATTGTTCTAAGGTTAAATAAAAAGATAGCTGTCTACGTTTAGCGGAATATTTATATCTGGAATAAAGAGATTTTAGTGAAGGTTTGTTTTTCTTTCTATAATCTCTCTTTTTGTTTAAAAGTTCTAATTTTTCTTTGGTATTGTGTCTTTTGTGAAATTCTTTTATATGCTTTTCAATTTTACATTCTGAACAAACTTTTTGCATAATTACCCAGAGAAAACTTTACTTGAACCTTGAATTATTGTACTTGATACTGGGGCACCCATATTTCCTACGCCAAAAGCTCGGTCTCCGAGTCTAGCGAGGCCAGGGCCGCCTCCACCTAAAAGTACTTGCTGTCCGTTAACGTTAGTGGGACTTCCACTATCTCCGACAGTAGTTTGACTAGTACCTTTAAAAGTAGCTTGGCCGTCTGCGGACACCTCGACATTACCTCCGGCAGAAATTGTAGCATTTCCGTCAGTATTGACTGTGACGTTGCCTGTAACAGTGACTGTCCAGACTCCGCCTACTACGTCTGTTCTGTCTCCAGTAGTGTCAATTAATGTCGTATCTTTAGATACTATTGAAACTTTCTTATCTTTATAATCTAGCTTTATGTAGTCGCCTTCTTTATCTTCAATAAGAATGTACTGGTTTCCATTGGTCTCATCTTCCATTATATGGATTTTGTTACCGGCTTTAGTAGTTAATCGGACTCCACGCTCTTTGTCCGTAAAATCGTTATCCTTGGGTTCAGTTGTAAGGGTAGCCTCACCATCGTCCATCTCAAAAAGATGGCCTCCAGGGGTATATAAACCTCTATTAGTGGGGATATCACGCTTAAAGGCTTCAGGCAATTCTGCACTCTCGTCTAAACCTTTAGTTGCATTACCCCATGCAACAGGGTACTCAGGTTGGCCGGTGTCGGCTTCCAAGTAAACTAAATCATTAATTGAGGGTACTGTAAAAGACCCAGGAACTCTAAGATAATTAATCCACGACGTTTTTCCGACTAGGGGGTGGTCAACTCGGACCCTGCCTCTTTTAAGAGGGTCTCTATTGTCAATAACTTTAGCTTTTGACCTAGTTATGTACTTTCCATTTGACCTAAACATATTATTTTACTCCCTGGTCAGCATCCAATTTATCTCTAACTTTTCCGTCAAATTGTTGAACTTCTACTGTACGTTCTTCATCTTGACCTGGAACAGCGTCTGGAATCTTAGTTCCTCCAGAAGTTAGTGAGTGGGTCGAGCCGCTCATTCTACAAGAGTACCCAGAACCGTCAATAGTGTGAACTACGTTTAAAATTCTATATTTACCAGAATAACGTACTCCAATATTTCCTATATTGAATACTCCAGGAGTAAACCTGGTGTAACCTAAAGTCATTAAATCAATCTGCACTAATCTACTTGCGGTGTCAGCTTGAGTCTTAGCTTGTCCAGAATGGAACTCTGGATTCTGATTTGGCGTCAGTTTTACGCTACCAGTGTAGTTTCCACCTAATATTCCGTCTGCGACTCCTGCTACTGCTGGGTCCTGCGTCGGGTCTACTATAACCTGTCCTTCTTTACTTTTATACTGTTGGATTGCGACTTGACGTTCGTCACCAACAACATCACCTTCGTCGTCCGTAGCTCTAGAAGCAGAACCAGTTGGGCTAACAAAGTCGGCATTTACTGTAACCGACCTAATTAAGCATCCAGGTTGTTTGTATTCTAGCAAAAAGTATTTATCTTTAGCAATAGGAGGCTTTGCTTCAAAGTCATCTCGTTTGATAAAATAAATTGTAGGTTTTGCGGTTTTTGGATTGTTGATTATTTTATAATAACAATTTTGAGTAACTGCAAGTTTAGTTAGAAACTCGTGAAAGCTCTCTCCAGCTATCCACATTTTTTGATGATTTTTGTCCAACGTATCTGATAGAATGTTTTGACTTACGATTGTGGCCATGCCACTATCTTTAGCTATCTTTTGAATCAGAGCGTCTGTTTTAAGGTCTTTGAAATCAATAATTGCGTTACCTTTGTAACTTAATACTTCTCCAAAAGCCTTGGCAGATTTAGGAACGATTTGATTTAACAAAGCTCCCTTATCTGAACATAGGACATTAATAGTTGTTGGTCCAGAATCAGAGAACATAGTTTCAACATTTATAATGCTTAGTACTATTTTTCTGATGGTGGTAGGGTCTTCTCTATAGCCCCAAGTAATGTGAACTAAATTGTACGCATCAAATAAGAATTTTGGTGCTTGCGTTTCTTTTTTATGCTTTCTAGTTGTTAATTTTTTATCAACGTTAGGTTGAAATTGGTCTTCAACTTTTCCAGTCTTTTTTTCTGTGTCAGTAATAAAAGTTATCCCACTAGAACCGGAAAAACGTAAATCAACAATACTTCCTACTCTATTGGTGATAGAGCCAGCAATGTCCATGTCCGTATTTTCACCATCCAGGCTCATTTGATACAAGCCGGAGGTTCCCATAGATGGGTCTTGAGAAGCAGGTTCACGAGAACCTTCAACAAAAGATATAGTAGCCGTAGTAGCTCCAAATTGATTTTCTGGAGATACGTAGGCTTCATTAATTTCAATCTTAGTGACTAGTCTTAATATATGGTGAGGCAACTTTACTTTCCTCTTATTAGAGGGGTCTGAAACTTCAATCTCATAATAAGGGGTTCTAAACTTGTCATAATCAAATGCCATATTAAGTTCCTAGCTTGTCAATTGCCTCAAGTACACGCTCAATAGCAGGTATTCTCAATATTTGTCCAGATTTTAAATCAAAGAATGGGTCTCTAATATTGTTAAATTCATATATTGCCCACCAAAGTTCTGAAACTCCGTAAGCTTTGTATGATACTAAATCTGGTCTTTTTTCTAACTGTTGGTCCACTTCAATAAAAGTGTCTGTAGAATCTTCTTCAAGTTTAATAGGCTTACGTAATATAAGAAATGTTTTATTTAATCTATTCGTAGTAACTTTGCCGTTTGTGTATCTTGAATTAGCTCTAAAATTGGCCATACTTACCTCAAGAATCTGTTTCTATCAAAAGAACGAACATTATACTGCACTAATTTAAATTGCACAGTCGCTTCCATAGGAGCTAGATTAGGCAACTGTTTAGTGACGCTTATTTGCAAATCTACTAAAACCCATAAATCGTGGTTGCTACTAATTCTAGTTCCTGGTCCACCGAGAGGTAATTTATTGATAGCTGTGCCATTAGCTAGTACTAATATAGGAGGACTATTTCGTAACTTTGTAGGACCGTCAGACTTGTCGTAAGTAGGGTACTGCAAAGACCTGTAATAATTTAAGTATGCTGATATGTCTAAGTTGTCCCCTCTATCAGAATCAACTTCAATTCTGGGAGCTGGTGCAGGAACTTTAAAAAACTGAGCTGCAATACTTCCTACAAAATTTGTAGCTTGCTTTAAAGGGTCAGTTTCTTTTCCTGGTTGCTTTTTCTGACCAGATATAAAATCTGATGTGTCTGCGGTAACTAAAGCTTCAAAACTAACTGCTCTTGCTCCTCCAGATATAAATTGTAGTACTGGGTCTGATTGGCCTGGTACGGTCTGTTCAGCCCAGTTAACTGATTTATTTTCTTGCCAAGAAGTGGGATTTAACATGAAAATTCCCACTTCAGAGATTTCAATTTCTCCCCTATTATTAATAGGAAATAATCCTGCTACTTGGAGAGTCTCTCCTTGAATCTTTTTACCAATAGCTAGATTATCTACTGTACTAACTCTTTTAGGTTGGCGGATTGGCATTATCGCTCCCTTTTAGTCATAGGATTAGTTTGTAAGGATTGGCTTTTGCCAGTATTTCCTGCAATAACTTCTAAGTAGTAATTAGTATCATCTAATTTACTTCCGAGTAATTGTGACGCAACTTCTTGAGGTTCTTTTCCGCTAGCTAACATTTTTTCTATGTTATTTTTCATAACCGTAGCGTCTGAACTTGGTGTGTTTTGCATATTCTCGCCAAGTTGATTTAATGACTCTAATTCTGATTGAACTGAATCAGGGATTATTGATGACGTCTGTTTCATAGGAGTCATCAGTTGGCTCGACGTTGGTACTGTTGGTCCAGATTTAGAAGATTCCCTAAGTTTTTGCTCTTGGTCCGCTGTCAGGGGTGGTTGACCGTTTTTCTTTCTAAACTCATTTACTATGTCTACGTCTGATTTCTTTTGGAAATCTGCCAGAGCCATCTCACGTTTAGACCATTCTCCACCAAACAATTTATTTACTTTGAACCCTGCTCGCTCAAACAAATCTCCCTTAAAACCTTCTTCAGTTTCGCCTTGAGTGTATTTAGCTATTAAAGTGTTAATTGCCGTTCCAATTGCGTAACCGATTCCAGCGGCAGCAGTAACTGCTATTGCTGGACCTAATAAAGGAGCTAAAGATGAAAACATTGTAACTAGGCTAGTAAGTATTGTACTTCCAAATGCCATAATAGAAGTTCCTACGACTCTTCCGAGACTTAGAAAACTCTTACCAAAACTACCAAATACAGACATAAGTCCGCGAAGTTTACCGCCTGGATGAGTAAATATTTCACCAAGAATTTTACTTCTTAAAAGTAAATTTTGAAAAGCTAAAGACAAAGGTCCTAGTATTTTGCCCAATCTACCAAATATCGCATCCTTGGCTTTACCTAGTCCTGGAATTCCTCCAGCTAGTCCACCGCCGATGGGTACAGTAAAAATTGGGTCAGTAGCATCTCCTGTAGGGCCGGTGCCTTTACCAGCTCCGCCGAACAGCTTACCAATAACAGGAATTTTACTTAAAACTCCAGCTATTCCTCCTAGCATTTTTTTGCCCATCCATAGGGCGGCAAATGTAGAAACAATTACTGTAGCGGCTCGCATACCTTTTTCAATAGGAGCTACACTATCATTTACCCACCAATTAGACCAAGGGTCGTTGATTTTTTGAAAAAATTTAATGACAGTTTGGAACATTCCTCCGAACACGTCGTCTAATTTTTTTCCTAACCATTTAAAAGCGTCAAACATATTCAAAACTACTGTTTTAGCTACTGAACCAACTCTTCCAAGAAATTGTACAAATCCTAGAAGGCCGTTCTGTTTTAATAGTTTATAAGTAGATTCTGATAGTTTTGCAATACCAGTTTCGCTGTCTAGAGTAGAGATTAGTTCCCATACACCTTTTACGACTGCCCCAATTAATTTTAGTTTGTCGGCAAAGCTACTAACAGGTTTAGTGATACCTAAGAAAGTAGTGCCTAAACCTAAGCCCAAAGCAATCAAACGAGGTAGTCCGAATCCCAAGGAACCTAAAGCCATTACAGCTAATCTTAATGTTCCTAATGCTCCAGCTAAACCTAATGTTGCTCCGGCTGCTACTGTGAAAAATTTAATAAGAAATCTAACTTGTTTGTTATCTTTAATAGAATCAATAAAATTAGAAGATTTTTCTAATAGCCTAGAAAAACTGTCTATTAGAGGCTGTAAAGCTTTTCCTAATAAGGTTCCTATATTATTTTTCAGTAATAGTAAGTTTTGGCGGTAATCTGCTACTGTGTCTTTTAAATCTCTAAATCCTTTTAATTGTCCTTTTGTTGCTGCTGAGAGCAATGCTTGGCCCATAGCCAAACGCGCCTGAGTAGTGACTACTGTCCCCATTATTCCGCCAGCTTTGCCGAGAATGGCCATCTGTGCTTGTAATGCAGGATTTGTTCTAGCAATTAAATTGAAAAATTCTAGATGACTTACGTTACCGTCTTTTAGGAAGCTGGAGAATTGTTTAATTCCTTCTCCAGAATCTTTACCAGCAAGTTTTGAAGCGACTCCGGCCTTAGTGACCATAGCTGCTAATTCACTGGAGTTTTTTATAATACCAAGGCTACCTAAAGATAATCCTTCACGCATAGCCTCCATCTTATCGATGGAAGCGTCAGTCATAGAACTGATGGAATCAAAAAGTTGCCCTTTTGGTCCCATTACTCGTTCAAACTGAGTCACTAGTCTATCAAAATTTGCTCCTTCTTCGATAGAGTTAGTCAAAGTGCTAAAACCTTTTACAAAGGTCCCAACAAATGCCGAAGTAGTAAACAAAATTCTATTAAACTTTGTAAAATCTAGAGCTGCTGATTTTGCAGCAGCGCCAGTCTTGCGAACACGTTTTTCAACTTGTTCTAATGGTTTTTGAGTTTTGTCAACTACTGTGACTATAATCTTTAGGTTTCTCATTATTTCTTCCCTGGATTATTTATCATATAATCTTTGTAGGCTTGTTTAAGCTTTTTCCTGTGCGACCAACGAAGTGCGTCCACTTCTGATGGAGGCCACTTCCAAACTTGAGCGAAAAAAGCGTAATCATCCAAGAGGTCTTGCTCGTGACTTACGTATTCGTACTCGGTGAGCCCTTGGAAGGGTCGAAAAAATCGGCCCCAAAAACGTCAAGTTTTGTGGTAAAATCTTTACCGCATTTGACGCAAGTGTTTTCTATTTCAGTATCCAAAGTTCCTTCAAGTTTAACTTTTTCAAGTTTATCTTTGAGAATCATGATATCTTTCATAGATAACTGTTCAATGTCTTTTGGAGTGACTTTTGATAAAGTTCCTAGACGTTTTAGCGACAAAGCTAAAACAGAAGTAATAAGTTCACTTTGCTTATTCTTACTAATCTTGATGACGTCAAAAAGGTCACGAAGATGGATTGGTTTAATTTCACATTCAAGCTGAGCGCCTGGTAACATGAAAATTCTGTCTTTCTTATCGAGCATTTGCTCTAAAGTAAAAACATCCAATTCTAAGGAAGATAAATCAATACGTAAATCTTTATTTTTCTGTTCGCAATGGGGGCATTCAGCTTCAAAGTAAAAACGTTCTCCGTAAGATTTCTCACGAATTTTTACTAAGATTGTTTCTAGGTCGCCAGATGGCAATTTGTAGATGGCTTCTTCCATATTGCCAGCCCATTTAAGACCTTCTGCTGTTTCCAGTGACAATACTAAGTCGCATAAAATTTTGGGGATGTGGCCGATATTTGAAACGACCAGCTCTCTATCCGCAAGGTAATTTTGTTGTTTACCGCGTAGTTCGTCTATTGTTGCGTAATTGAACAAATCAGAACCGTCTAGTAAACCATTTGGTAATTGAATTCTCATAACCCTCTCTCCTCTAAAGTTATAATTATAATCTTTTTATAAGCCGTTTAACGATGTCCGTAGCATCAAATGGATTAGTGTCTTTACTGTTAGTGACTACTTCAAAACTTTCATAGGTCAATACTAACTTCTCCATACTTAGCGTATCATCGCCGTCAGATGCGAAATCTGAAGCAGGCTTATACTCTATAGGAAAAGCATTGTGAAGAATGTAAGTTTTGATAATTCTACCTTGCCTGTCTAGGTGGTGGATTTTCACTTCTCTTCTATATTCTACGGGTGCAGGTCTTTCGTAACTAGGGGTGCCTAATAAAGGTGACTGTTGTTGTATAAGTTTTACTTCCTGTGCGCTCATACCTTTAATCAACTCAAATATTTTGCTAGCCCAATCGTGAAAGCTTTTATCTAATGTTACTCCTCTAGTCAACGTGACTGGAGAATATTCTACTGAATCTACTATTTTTCTTGGGTACAGGTGGGCTCCGCCCTCTGCATAAGATTTAGTTCCTATAGTAACTGAAGGAACCTCACAACCTGTGAAGCCTAATCTAGTGAAGCCTTCTACGCTTACTGCCCATCTAAACTTGTCTAAGGGGTCTTTCTGCGCACTTCTAGCCATAGTTACTCCTTAGAAGCCTAAACCGCTTCCAGTTCCAAATTTTCCGTTTTTAAATCTCTCTAGTAATACGTTAGCGGCTACTGTAAGAGCGCCTTTTGCAATTTCTTTAGCAAAACCCTCTAAACCGCCTTCCATTTCAACAAAAAACTCATAAGTAAGAGTTACCTCTTCTAAAAGTTTTTCGTCAGATGAAGCGTTTAAATCATTTCCAGGTATGTAAGTAGAAGGCCAGGCATTAAACAAATACCAAGCTTTTACAGATTTACCTTCTCTATCTAAAACTTCAATTACTACATCTTTTCTATAGCCGTCACTTTGAGATACTGAAAATTGTGCGTCTTTACTTAGCTCGTTAGCAACGTTCATTAAAGCTATCTCTTCATTTACTAATCTATACCAATCGTACAAATTTCTGTTACCTGTGACTCCTCTTTTAAGAGTTACGGGCTCATATTTTGCTAAACCAGGAATTTTAATAAATCTTAAATTGTCTATATTTTCTCTATAAGGAATCTCATTAATAGTCGCTTTAGGGAGCGTTACTTCTGTAAATCCTGCTCTTTTTATCAACTTTAATCCTGAATGGATACCTAAGTCTGCTCTATTTGCTAGAGTGTCTACTGCACCAGCTAAACTTAAATCAAAAGCGATAACTGTCACTCTAAATCTAAATTTTTCTACTGGGTCTGATTTACTTGACCTTGCCATGTTATCTCCATTAAGGAAGAAGAGGAGCTTGCGCCCCTCCTCTAAAATTATTACGAAGGTAGACTTGAGTAAGTCGCTCGCGCTTGGACAGCTAC